ATGCACTTCGAGATCCGCGCCACCGGCCGCCACCTCTGGACCTGGGTGTTGCTCGACGCGACGCAGATGACGGTCCTGGAATCGGACCGCACCTTTCCGTCCGAGACCCAGGCCTCGGCGGCCGCGCTGGCCTTCGCGAAGCTCGTGAACCGGGCTGGCCAGACGCTGACCGCGGGATCGTCAGGCGGCCTGATCTAGACGCGGACTCACTTTCGGCGCGGGCGGAGCGGCCCGTAGAACCCGCTCCATTCCAGGCCCAGGGCCTGCGCTCGCGCGGCCAACACGCCGGGCACCGACATCAGGCTCATCTCCGGCGACGCCAGGATGGCCGGGTCGTGCAGGAGAAGCCCGACCTGTCGTCCCCGCCACCAGAACAGCCCGAACAGCAGGGCGAGCGTCAGAAGCAAGCCCCAGGTCACGAGGCCTTGCCCGAAGATGGAGAGGCCATAGGGTGGTGCGAGGGCCGTACTGAGCCACGACAGGCCGATGCCGACGATCGGCAACAGGATGAGGAAGCCCAGCAGTTCCAGGTGCAGCCGCCGGACCACGCGGAGGGCGGCGTTCAGGTCCTCGACCGACACGGCGTCGAGGGAGAGCCGTTCATCGCTCGCAGCCTGCCTCATGGAGCCTCCTCCTTGGATGCTGCCTTCGACCGTGGGGCGGCATCGTTCTCGGACGCACTGGCTTGTGAGAGTCCCCGAGCCCCCCAGTTGCCGGACCGCCGGTCGGCGGCATGCTCGGCCACGTGCTGCTTCTTCGTGGCGGTCCGCAGGCCGAGACAGGCGATGGCCTGGGCGCGGGCCGATATCATCCGAGCGCGGTTCTCTCATAAGCCGATGCCCAGACAGCCGAAATCGGCCGCCATTCACATTCGTCCACCGGTTGCGAAGATCAGAAGCGCGGGCGCCTTGAAGCTTCCCCCCGCCTCAGGCTTGTTCTGCGTTCGTTCGCAAGCGGAGGAGCACCAGAATGGGGCGCCTGGGCAACGTCCAGCCTGGTCGGGTCTACGTCGACTGCGCGCCCTGCAAGCGCTCGGGACGCTACACCGTGGCCAGCCTGATCGATCGCTACGGCGCCGACGTCCCGACGGTGGATCTGCTCCGCCACCTGACGGCGTCGTGCCGCTACCAGCGCCGGCCCGGGGCTGCGCCCGCGCGGAAATACGAGCGCCTCTGCCTCGCCGCGATCACGCTGCCGCCGCCGGCGAAGCAGATCCCGCCGGTGCCGCCTGGGGTGCCCTACACGATCGAGGTCTGGCGCGACGCCGGCGGCAACGTCGCGCTGCACCTCGCCACCATCTACCCGCTGTCGATGGCGCTCGCCGCGTTCGAGGCTGCCTGCCGAGAATGGCCGACCCATGAGGTCACGCTGCGGGACCGGGCCCGGATCGTGCGGAAGCGTGAGGTGCCGCCACGGGTCGACGGCGCCTTACCGTCTTGAGCCTCCCGGTCCCGCGGTCGAACCGACTCGCGCGCTCCGCGACGGACGGCCTTACGGCGGCCCGCGCTGGAGCGGACGACCGCAGAGGCAGAAGCGGCAGCGACGGGCGGTGTTAAGCTACCATGGCCCGTGACGCCTCACGCACCAGCCGCGTTGAGGAGTCGACCTCCTGGGTCGAGGCGGCGATCACGCTCACATTGCGGCTGATCTCCCCTACGGCCTGGGTCATGGCCTGCATGTTGATGGACATCTCCTGGGCGACCGCAGCCTGCTGCTCAACGGCCGTCGAGATGGCCGAGGAGATCTCGTTGACCTCTCCGATCGTCTGCCCGATGCCCGCGATGGCGGTGGCGGCCTGATTCGCAGCGTCCTGCGCCTGCGCGATCTGGCTGCTGATGCTCTCGGTCGCCTTCGCGGTCTGGGCCGCGAGGGATTTCACCTCGGTGGCCACCACGGCGAAGCCCTTGCCGGCCTCGCCGGCCCGGGCGGCCTCGATCGTCGCGTTCAGCGCCAGCAGGTTCGTCTGCCCGGCGATCGTGTTGATCATCTCGACCACCTCGCCGATGCGCTGGGCGGCGGAGGCGAGGCCGGCGACCACTGTCGAGGTGGCGACCGCCTGCTCGACGGCCCGCCCCGTGACCTGCAGCGCGCGGTTCACCTGGGCGCTGATCTCGCCGACCGAGGCGGCAAGCTCCTCGGACCCGGCGGCGACACTCTGGGTGTTGCCTGAGGCCTGCGCGGCCGCGCTTGCCGCGCTCACCGCCTGCTGCGACGCATGAGAGATCGAGCCGCTGATGACGTCGAGGTCGCGGTCGACGCCCCGGTGGATTTCGGCCCGCCGCAGCCGCTCGGCCACGGCCTCGGTGATGTCGGTGGCGAACTTCACCACTTTCACGAGGCGGCCCGCGGCGTCGCGGACCGGGTTGTAGGTGGCCTGGATCCAGGCCTCGCGGCCGCCTTTGCCGATGCGCTTGTACTCCGCCTGCTGATACTCGCCGCTCCGGAGCCGGTCCCAGAAGGCCCGGTAGGCCGCGGTATCGCGGTCTGCCGCATCGACGAACATCGCATGGTGCTTGCCCTTCACCTCGTCGAGGCTGTAGCCGACCACCGCGAGGAAGTTCTCATTGGCGGTGATGATCGTCCCGTCGAGGTTGAATTCGATGATCCCTTGCGAGCGGTCGAGGGCGTTCAGCTTGCTCTCGAAATCGGCGTTGCGCAATTTCTGCGCTGTGATGTCCGTGGCGCATTTGAAGACGCCGTAGGGTTTGCCGTTGCGCCCGATGAGTGGGGTATAGCTCCCCTGAATCCAGACTTCGCGGCCGCCCTTGCCGATGCGCTTGTATTCAGATGTCTGATGTACACCGCTGCGCAGAGCGTCCCAGAACGCCTTGTAGGCTGCGCTCTCGCGCTCGACCGGGTCGACGAAGATGGAGTGATGCCGCCCCTTGATGTCGTCCAGTCGGTAGCCGAGGATCGACAGGAAGTTGGCGTTGGCGGTGACGACCTTTCCGTCGAGATCGAATTCGATCAGTGCGTGAGAGCTGTCGAGCGCATTCAATTTCGCGTGATGGCTGGGACGGAGAGACAGCATCTTAACCTGCTTTTAATATCGACGTTTCTATGCCAATTCTTTCATAAACTAATAAAATATCAGTAAACTTTCTTTAAGTGTAGACTTTTCGAGAAGGATTGAACTCCGCATTTTCTACTTTAAGTTGATTCGTCTCGTATTCTCGTATTGCTGCCGGCTGGCCATCTGCTGCTGGTTATGTAATTTCCGATCGCTTGCGGCTCAGAGAGATAAATTTCGATAACTATCCCCGCGAATTCGACGAGATCACCGCGGTCTGCAGTAGTAGATCCAGTCATTGAGATGCGCTGGCTCAAGACATGACGATGCCAGCTGGTCGCGAGATTGCGACTACGCGGCCGCCGGTCGCGCTGTGGTGCGAGGCGTCCATTCAACTGCCGCCCGCGCAGCCTTGATATTCTCCCGCGTGTCACCGAGGCGGGTCGAAAGCAGCCTTGTTACATGACGCCGCGGGGCTCGCATCAAGAGAGGCGGGAGCAGCCCTCGCGAAGCGCCACGGGATCGCGGTCCGCTGCTTCTGGCTGATGGCTGGGCCTTTGGCCTCCAGGCGCGCCGGCTTGTCGGCGATCAGCGCCTCGGTCGCCCAGGTGTGCGTACGGAGGGACGCGACGAGATCGGCGCCCAGCCTTCGCGAGCGGATACGATTCGGTGACGAGCTCGGCCGGCACCGCATCGACGGTGGCGTCGATGTCCTGGCCGCTGACCACGGCGGCCTAGCGCAGCTCGGAGATGGTCGAGTTGTTCGCCATGCTGCCTGCCATATGCATGCCGGGCCGGTCATTCGGTCAGCAAGCGCAGGGCTAAGTGGTGGTGCCGCAAGAGGGATTCGAACCCCCGACCCCCTCATTACGAAACATGAGTTACCCAGCAAATTAGTTGACAGGACTGCTTACCGGCCCGCAGAAGCGTCGATCTGTGAGGGGTTTGTGTGCGCGTACCCTCTCATTATGCGGACGGGACCGACCGCTCGGTTCGTCCCCGCTGCTTACTATGTGCTTACCGGACAGCGATGCGCCTCACGAACCAGTCTGCCCTTGCCGTTCGGCTTCCCGCCGGGCGCGATCGGATCGTGGTGTTTGACGATGATCTTCCCGGGTTCGGGCTGAGCCTGAGCAAGGGCGGGTCCCGCATGTGGGTCGTCCAGTACCGGAACGCGCTCGGTCAATCGAAGCGGGAATCGCTGGGCAAGGTCGGCCTGCTGTCCGCGTCCGATGCGCGCCGCGCCGCCGGCGAACGGCTGGCCCGGGCCAAGCTCGGCGAGGACCCGCACGCCGAGAAGGTGAAGGCCAAGGCTCGGGCGGCGGTCACGTTCGGCGCCGTGGTCGAGCCGTACCTGGAAGCGGTCGGGCCCGGCCTCCGGCCAGCCTACCTCGCCGAGGCCGGCCGCTACCTGCGAACGACCTGGAAGCCGCTGCACAAGCTCCCGCTGCACACCGTCGGTCGCCCCGAGATCACCGAGCACCTGACCAAGATCCGGAACGAGACCGGGCCGCACGCGGCGAACCGAGCTCGAGCCGCGCTGTCGGCGCACTTCGCGTGGCTGGTTGGGACGGGCAAGGCCGAGACGAACCCGGTCATGGGCGTGCCGAAGCCCGCGCCCGAGGTCCGCCGCGCCCGGGTGCTGTCGGAGGACGAGATCGCTCGGGTGCTGAAGGCCTGCCGCGACGATGACTTCGGACGGGTCGTGCGCCTGCTGCTGCTCACCGGCCAGCGCCGCGACGAGGTCGCCGACATGGCATGGACCGAGGTGGACTTAGCTGCGGGCCTCTGGTCGCTGCCGGGCGAGCGCGTGAAGAACGGGCAGGATCACGACGTGCCGCTGTCGGCCCCTGCCCTGCAGATCCTCGCCGGGACGGAGCGCATCGAGGGGCGACCGCTGGTGTTCGGCCAAGGCGACGGTGGATTCCAGGGGTTCTCCCGGGCGAAGGCGGCGCTCGACAAGCGCTCCGGCGTCACCGGTTGGCGGCTGCACGATCTGCGCCGCACGGCCGCCACGGTCATGGGCGACCGCCTGAAGGTACTCCCGCACGTGATCGAGGCCGTGCTGAACCACATCTCCGGCCACAAGGCGGGCGTGGCCGGCATCTACAACCGGGCGCTCTACGCCACGGAGAAGCGCGAGGCCCTAGACGCGCTCGGCGCCTATCTCGCAGGCCTTAAGCCAAGCGTCGAGATCGCCGCGGCGGATCCCGAGCCGGCGCTCGCTAAGCCGAAGAAGCGTCGGGCCGCGGCCGTCCTTGCACATCCGGCGAAGCGTCGCGGCGCTGAGTCCTAGTTCCCGGGCGGCGACCTGAAACGGCACGACGTGGCGCGATGCGTCGGTCAAGAGCGTCCTCCATCGGTCTCGGATCGGTTGAGGGAAGGGGCGGATTTGGCGGCGAGCTGCGCCGCATTGCTTGGCGAGAGGCGCACGACATCGCCGCCGCGGTAGAAGATCCCGAACGAGGTCATCGGCAGCGGGCCGGCATAGGCCATCGCCTCGCCAGGCTGGCGCAGGCCGAACCAGCCGTTGGGCATGTTCGGGTCGACCTCGACCAGCATGCCGGAGACGCCGCCGAGCCAGCGCGGACGGGTGCCGCCGGGCATCACCTCGTCCAGCAGCTTCTTGCATGTATCCATGATTTCGGAGCCCGTGGGCGGCGGCTTGGTGGGAGCCGTGCTCGTGTTCAGAGTCAGCGGCCGATCCATCGCGACCGGCAACGTCGTACCGAGCAGGCGACGGCGAAAGGCGTCATGCATCGCCAGCCTCCTGGGTCAGGAGAGCAAGCTTCGCGGAGACGCGAACCGACGCCTCAATGGGTTTGTGCTTCGGCGTCGTCCATCCGGACTCGGCCCAGTAGGCATCGACGTGTGCCTGCGCCTCAGCCTCAGTGTCGAAGATCCGATCAGTCCAGAGCATCCCGCTACCGTTCGGGATGACCCAGGCGCGGCGGTGGAACGACAACAGGTTCTTAGCGGCCATCGCCTGCCTCCTGGTTTGCTTCTGGTGCGGGGGTGAGGGGATCGGGCATTGCCCCTGTCGGGGCCGGGCTCTCGCCTTCGGCCGGATCCTTCGGTTCCGGCGGCAGAGCCGCTTCGATCCCTAATGCGGCCCTCCCTCTGTCGCGCCGCCGGAAGCCCATCGCGCCGTTGCAGTCGTAGATGTCGTGCTCGTCGGCCCAGGCAGCGAACAGCGTCCCCTCCGGCCACTGGATCGGGCCCCGCATGCCGTCGGCGAACCACTCCCGCACGGCGGCCAGCCCGCTCCCAATCTTGCACTCGGCCAGCACCAGCACGGCGACGCGCAAGGTCTCCATGTGCGCCGCGTCTTCCATGCGCGCGTCCATGGCGTCGGCGTATTCGGATCCAGCGCGCGCCTCGCCCTTCTCAGCCTCGCGGAGCCGAGCGCGGAGTTGGGCGGCTTCTTGCTCGGCGGCTTCGTTCAGGGCCCGAGCAACCGCGACCGTTGCCTCGGTGGTTCGTAGTTTCTGCTGGCAATCGGCTAAGAGCCTCTGCGTTGATCGAATGCGCTCCTGAAGCGCCGGAATGCTTGCGGCTTGCTCGCACCAGCGCTTAACGAGATCGATGTCCTCCTTTCGGCCGCGCACCTGATGGACGCCACAGCCGGAGAACCCGGACCAGTCTCGCATTGCCTCCTCGGCCGCACGGCCGGGATCGGTGGCGGGGCTCTCAAGCATCCGACGCCTCCTTGGTGGACGGGGACTCGGTGGGCGCGAACTCAGGCCACTCGGACACGTCGCCTTTGATCCAATCGCGGAGGAAGTCGAGGCGGTCGTAGTGATCGTCAATGGTCAGCGCGAATTTGATCGCGGCGATAGCTGCCCCGTTTGCGTCAATCTCTGCGCTGAACTTTGGGACCGTGACCCATTGGGAACTGCTGTTGAGCATGACCCAAGAGTTGTCCGGCAGCCGGCGGAAGTATGTCCCCGACCCGCAGCCTCGTGGGAATAATTCAGCCTCCTCGACCGTCATCGGAGGATCGCCTTCGGGCGTTGCGGAGGGCGGGGATGGGGGCGTTTGGATGAACTCAGGCCACTCTGACGTGTCGCCGCTCAGCCAGCTCTGGAGGAACTCCAGCCGGTCGTAGTGATCATCGATCCCGACCGCGAACTTGATGGCCTCTCCCGCTCCCTTTTTTCCCGGTGTCGAGGCGAGAGCATCGTGCAAGCGCCGGACGAGGCCGGTCGTCAGCCTCATGCGGCCCTTGTCCTCAAGGTTGTACGCGGGGTCGTCCGGATACCCCGGCTCGCCGACACCTGGGCCATCGGCATTGATGGCATCGAACACGGCCTGGGCTGCTGCACGCAGATCCCCGCCCGCTCCGGCTGGGAGAGCCGAGCCAACCGGAAGCCAGCCGGTCCAGGTGCCCCGGAAGCCCCGGAAGCTCTCCTCGCCGTTGTAGTGGAGGATCGTGTCGTAGCAGCCGGCCTCTTCGTCGTCGCCGTGACCGAGCTTGATGGTGGCGACCCAGCCGTGAGGCATCGCGGCATTCGGCTTATGCTTGGCGATGATCGGAACGCCCGTGGGCGCGTCCTTCATCGGCAACCAGGTCCCGCCCGCTCCGGCTGGATCAGAAGGTGCGGGGGCGGATGCGATCAGAGCACGATAGGCGATCGGCAGGCTCTCACGCTCTGGACCGCGCTTTGCCCGCCCCTGATCCCATTCGGCAGCCGCATATGCGTCATATCCCGCCTTCAGCATCTCAGGCGTCGGCTCGCGCGGCACGAGAACCCAATCGCCCGGCCCTTCAGCGCCCGGTGCTTTGGTTGCGGAGGACATGGTCTCAGTGTCCTTTCCCTTGCGCAGCGAAACGCTCGCGGATGATGTTGCGGATGTCTCCGGCGATGGCGTCGAAGGCTGAGAGCGCTTGCGCCTCACCGATGCCCGGCAGGCTCAGCAGCGCGTCGGCCGTCAGCATCTCCAGGGCGCCGACGATGTCGTGGATGCTCTTGTCCCGCAGGATCCGGTTGCACTGCTGCCGGAGGATCTGGGACCGGTGCGGATCGGGCTGGCCGTCCATGGCCTCAGGCCTCCGAGGCGGGGAAGAGACGCTGCGCCTCGCGGAAGACCGGATGGGTCCAGTCGTCCTCATCTGAGACCGCGTCCATGCCGTTGAGCACGTCGCCGAGCCGTTCCATCAGCGATGCTGTGCGCCGCCCGATGCGCTCGTGAAGATCCGACATGGCCCCGGCTTCGATCAGGGCGGCATAGTCGGAATGCACCTTGGCAATGGCGGTCGCGAGATGCGCCACCACGCGACACTGGTCGGAGACCTGCTTGTGGAGATCTTCGTTCGCCATGGTCTCAGGCCTCCGAGGGGGTGAGAGCGAGAGCCTGACCATCACGGAGGCCCTTTTCGTAGCCGCGCTCTTCCTCGCGGCGCAGCGCCTGCGCGTGGTCGGATGACATGGCGTGGATCGCCCGATGCAGGTTGGTGTCTTCGGCCCGGTAGGCGGCCAGTTCCGCCTCCTGCCGGCGAAGGCGCTCCAGCAGGTGATGCTCGCCGGGGATCCGCATCAGGCAGACGGGGGTCTCCATCTCGTCAGCCCCGAAGTGCTGCCGAGCCCAACGCTCCTGCGCCTTGGTGAAGCCCTCGCCGCAGTGGAAGCAGCGCCAGTGGATCTTGCGGTCAACCACGAGAACCTCCCGTCGCAAGTGCGGCGGAGGCGTTGGCCAAGGGCAGCCAGTGGGTGACCTTCCACTTCCATCGCCGCAGGTCGAGGTAGCTGCCTGGCAGCCCGCCCCACCAACGGATCTCGCCGGACGCGAGTCGATCGCTCCACCAGATCACGACCGGGAAGTGATGGATCGCGACCTCGGGCGCCGACACGAAGCCGAGCACCTCCTTGTGCTGCGGGGGCATCTGGTCGGCGATGCTGATGGCTTCAGGTGGCAGGCGCTCGGCCATCCACCAAGCCGCATGCGGGTCGGGCAGCGCCCGCGTGAAGGGATAGCTGCCGCTGCCCGGGTTGGCGTAGGTGGTCTCGGCCATCTCTCATGCTCCCGACGTTTCGGTCGCGGGGGCGAGGGACTTGAAGCCAGGGCCCTCCAGCGGCACCAGAATGCCGTGGCCGCCGAGTGTGGCATCGCGGAGCCACGTCCAGGCATCGCGGGTCCACAGGGCGTCCTCGAGAGCGTCATGCTCCCCCGACGTCTGCTCTGGCGGCTTACCTCGTCCAGCAAGCCCGATGGCCTGCTGAAGGTCCCGGCAGAACATCGGCCAGCCCTTCGGCAGGCCCATCATCGTGCCGAAAATCTGGCACAGCGCGACCCAGTCGTAGTCGGCATAGTACGCCCAGAACTCAGGGCTCTCGCCTGCAAAGATCTGAAGGTAGCCGGCGATCTGCTGACGGGTGTGGGTGTAGCCGCCGCCGCGCAGATGCGGCAGAACATTCTCGCGCAGCCAAGGGGTGCTGTCGGCCAGATCCCGAGCCTCCTTCGTTTCCATGTAAAGGCTGCGGCCGTCCTCATCGACCAAGCCGATACTGATCAGTTCGATGTTGCGACCATCCTCAAGGAACTCTGTGTCAAACCAGATGCGCATGGCTTCAGTCTCCTATCGGTTCGGATTTCGGATCAGTCCCCGTCCCCACGTTCGTCGTTGACCGGCTGCGCGGGGGATCATCTGTTGGCGCTCACAGGATTAGTGGCACTGGTCGACTTGGCTTGACTGACGGCCAGCTTCCCTAGTTCACGCACCTCGGCTCGTAGCCGCACTATCTCAATCACGGCCTGGCGAACGGCGGTGGCGTAATCCGTACTGCTGTCCGTATCTAAGACGCGGGCGAGCGAGCGGAGGTCGGCAAGCAGGTAATCGTCATCCATCTTAGTCTCGCCTGTTAGTCCTGAGATCAGCGTTGCTTTTTCCTGGCCGAGTTCGGCGGCAAACCTAGCCTCACCTTCGCGGCTGTAGTCGCAAGGCTTCCCCGACTCTGCGATGCGCACCGCCCTCGGGATGCAGAGGGATGCGGGCTCCGGTGCGGTCTCGCCGCAGATCGGGCAACGTTCGCTCATCGTGTCCTCGCCTTCGTCGGCTTGCGAGTGTCTGCGACGCGCCGTGCTTCCTCCACGGCCTCATCGGACCAGAAGCATTCGTTGCCGCGCCCCTGGCCGGCGACGCCGCCCGGCGCACTCGGCAGGAAGCCGCGAGCCTTCCACTTGCGAAGGAGATCAGGCGCCACGCCGAGCAGGCGGGCCACATCGCTGGTTCGACGCTCGGTCACGCGGCTTCTCCTGTGGTGTAGGCGAGCAGACCGGCGGCCAGGGCGAGGGAGGTCATGCGGCTCACTCCGCAGCCATGGCGAAGAGATCCGACTGCTCAGCCGGTGGAGGCGCCCGGCGCGCGCGGGCCTCGACGAAATCGCAGATCACGACTTCGCAGAGCGGCGACACGCCGTGCCACTCTTGTTGGCAGAGGGCCGTGTCGATCCCGCAGTTGGGCTGCATGACGATGCCGGTCTGCGCGAGCAGGGTCGCGTGCAGTTCGCCGGGGCAGTCTTCGTAGCCGCTGCCGAAGCCGTCACGGCGGGTCGCTGGCCAGCCGCCCGCCGGGCACCCGGAGTAGCGGAACGGCGCGCTGGCTTGAGGGATGATGAACGCGCCCCAGTCCGCGAGGTCCGACGCGATGTCTATGACGTGGATCTCGAACGGCCTGCCGGTGAAGCGCGGGGCCGACCGGGTGCGCTTGACGATGCCGAACGGCGGGTTGCTGATCGCGGCGTCGAAGTGGCCGAGATCCGTCGGTAGGTCGAACACGTCGCCGACGATCCACCGGGCCTCCGGCAGGAGTTTGCGCCCAACAGCGGCATAGTCCGGATTCGCCTCGACACAGACCACCTCCGAGATGCGGTCGTGTTGGGTGAACTGGCCGCGCCACCAGCGGGCGAGCGACAGCGTGCCCATGCCGGCGCACAGGTCGATCATGCGGCCTGCCGGGACCTCAATCGCGAAATCGCGGGCGAGTGACCAGGGCGTGAAGAAAGCCCCGGCGATGCTGTTGATGTGCCGAGCCGACTCCTGCCAGTTCTCGATCACGAACAGGCGGTCGTCCTCGCTGAGCCGATCCTGCTGAAGGATTTTCTCGGCTTCGGCGTGCTGCTTGGCCTGGGCCTTGGAGAGCTTAGCCACGAGCCGCCCTCCCATTGTCCTCACCCGCCTTCACGGCGGCCAGGGCATCGGTGGCGGGAAGAGCGGGGAGCTTGAGGCGCACGTGCAGGCGGTAGAGCAGCCGGAATGACTCCGTCGAGCCAATCGAGCCGCCCGCAAGCTCCGCGCTTCGGCGACTGCTGAACCCTGCCCCCGGCTTCTGGAAGCCATCGCGCCGCCGCTCGTAGACGTTGATCCAGCACTCACGCATTCTCGCCCCCCGCCTTGCGGATGGCGGCACGCGCTGCCGAGATGCGGTCGAAGGCTCGGGCGTCGCCTTCGTCAACGATGCCATGGCTGTCGGTCACGCCGTTGCGGAATGCGTCTTCCGAGGCGCCGAGCGTGCACAGTTCGTAGAGGCCGACGAGCGCGGCCAGAAGTTCGGGTGCGGCCGCAATCAAGCGGGCGTTTGCCTCCGTCTCCTCGGGTAACGCGGTGCCGAATGAGCCCTGCGCCAGGACCTCGGCGAGCATGCCGCCATCACCTTCGATGCGCCAAGGTGAGGTGCGGCGCCGGTCGCGAAGCGCGACCCAAGGGCCGGGTGTGTGATGAGTCTTCATGCCGCGATCTCCCCCCTCGCAGCGGCCTCGCGGCGCACGGCTTCCTCAAGCGCGGAGGTGGCGGATTCGACGGTCATCGGATGCGCTCCTGCTGATGGGGTCTGCGGGCGGCGCCCGGCGACCGCGGCGGCTTCTCGCCCTCGGCGACGCGGCGCTCGAAGAAGTGCGGCCACGCCGGGTTCTGCTCGATCCAGAGGCGGGCGTAGTAGGCGCTGAAGTGGTCGTTGATCTTGTAGTGGCGGCCGGTGTTCTCGACGGATGCTTCCCAGCGAATGCGGTGAAGGATGGCGTCGGCCGAGAACCGGCGGTGCCCGCGCGCGATGGTCTGCCGCGCGAACCTGTCGAACAGCACGTAGATCTCGGGGTGCTCGCGATGGAATTTCGCGAACGCCTCCCGCAGCGGCGCCGCGTCCTCGGCCTCGGCCGGCGCGTAGCCGAACAGATCGGCAGCGCCGGCGGTCATTGGCCGAGCTCCGGCTCGAGCAGATCGAAGCCCGATGCGAGCGGCTCGTCCTCCTCCTCGCCTGTGGGCGCGAAGGACATTGCGGTCGCCACCAGCAGGGCTATGAAGCTCGAGGCGCCGAGCCCGACGAAGAAGCCCAGCCAGAACATCATCCCGCCACCAGCGCGAGCGCGGGCCGCCCGTCCTCTCTGCGCCGCACGGGCTGGGCTTCCTCGACGGCGACGACGGAGCCTTCCTGGAGCGCCAGCAGAACCGGCAAGAGCGCCTCGTGGTGCTCTGCGATGAAGGCCAGGAACCGGGCGACGTCGGCCATGGCCTGGCCGTGCTCGATCGCGCGCCGCGTGGCGCCGCCAGTGTTCCGCTCGGGGCATGCGCCGAGGATCCCGGCGGCGTCGAGGCTGGCCCGGGCCGCGGTCTCAGCGGCGAGGGCGAGTCGCAGCGGGTCGATGGCGGAGAGGTCGAGGGCGCTCATACTGCGACCGCCGCATCAAGCGTCGGCAGGAAGAAGCCGAGCGCGCCCCTGCATGGCTGAAACGGCAGCGACCGTGCGTCACGCATCAGGATCCCGAACCGGCCGACGAACCACGGGCTTTCCGACCGCTCGACACAGCCCGCCATGGTGGCCTCACCGACGATGCCACCGGTCTCGAACACCTCAGGCAGGTCAAGGCGCAGCGGCTCGCCGGTGACCGGATGCCGGCCCGCGTGCAGGTCCTGCATCGCGTCCCGATCGACCTTCTTGCCGGCGTGGATCAGGACATGCCCGCGGCGGTGGCACCGCCAATCCCGGTTCTCGATGTCCTTGTGGCCGTTGACGATTAGCCAAGCCCACGGCTGCATGATCGAGAGGGCCTTCATCGGCTCAGCCATCTACGCCGCCTCCGCCTGATCCGTGCCGAGCAGCTTCGCGACCCGGGCATCGACCTCGGCCAGGAAGGCGACGACGGCCGCCTCGTCCTTCGCGATCTGCGCGTCGTCACGGTGGAGGCGCTTCACCCACAGCCGCAGGTGCGCGGGGACGCTCGGGTGCCAGGAGGCGAAGTCGCACCACTGGCGGCCAGTGCAGGCCATCTGCCAGCGCATCTGGGCGAGGTACTCCTCGGGGATCTCCCCGCAGAGCAGCGTGTCGAGGTGCGTCTTGATCGTCGGGCACTTGATCTCGAGCAGCCCGTCCTCGCCGACGAGCCGGTCCGGGCTGGCGCCGGACATCGGGATCTGCGGGTGCTCGACGAAGCCGACCTGGGTCAGGTCCGCGCCGAACAGGAAGGCGTAGGCGTCGGCCGCCTGGGGCTCGCGCTCCTGGCCGTCCATCATCGCCGAGCTGACGAAGTGCTGGGTCGCGTAGCCGGTGAGGCGTTCGGCAACCACCTCCATGATGTAGTTCTCGCGGGCGGCGTAGGGCTTGCCGTCTTTGCGGAACGCGAAGGCCTCGTGCCCACGGGAGGCGGTGAAGCGGCCGCAGCGCGCCTCAAGCCATTGGCTGCTGCCCTGGATCATCTCGGCCATGATCAGCGCCCCCTCTGGTTGCGGGCGTAGTCGTTGATCATGCTGACCGCCTCGGCGTGCCGGGTGGCGGGCAGATCCGGGATGCTCTCGACCTTGAAGAAGCGCAGGAACTGGTCGATGCGCACGCCGTGCTTCTTGATCAGATCGCGGATCTCGTCGGCTTGGTCGTCGCTGATCACCGGGGCGCCACCGCCGGCTCGGCCGTCGTCGTCCTCGCCGGTGCTGGTGATGTTGAGGATCGCCATCGCGACGTAGCGCTTGCCGTAGCTCGTCGAGGAGCCGACCGCCTGCACCGCGTTCTTCGAGCCGCTGTTGTCGAGAGGCAGCTCCATGGTGGTCTCTTCGGCGTGGCCGTCCCGGTGCATCAGGACGCCAGTCACCGAGAGCTTGCCGCCCGCGTTGCTCCCCACGCGGAAGGTCAGCGAGAACCCGTGCCGCCCCATGGCGGGCCGGATCGCCTCGTTCAAATCCTCCCAGAGGGCGAACTTCGCCTGCTTATCGCCGCGGCCGCGCTCGCGGACGACGGGGAGCTCCTGCTGCAGCTCGGCGAGGGCGGAAGCGAACGCGGCACGGGCGCGCTGCGCCAGGACGCGCTCCTGCATCTGGAGGAGGCGCTCCATCTTGTCGATGTCGACGTTCGGGTCGCACGCGGCCCGCTCGATCATGCTGATGATCGCCGTGGACTCGCTCTGCACGACCGCCGGCGCAGCGGCGCGCTGCTCCTCGACGGTGGCGATCTGCTGCTGGGGCTGGCTCACTGCTGCGTCTCCGTGTTGGACGCGCGCCCGGCCTGCCGCGCAAAGCGCGCGGATTCGGCCTTCACGGCGTCGAGGTGTTCAGGGTCGAAGGGGTTGGCGATCGCGGCGGCGCAGATGCGCTGCAGCTCGTACCGGACCTCCGTGAAGGCGGAGGCGGAGGCCAGCGTGTCGCCGAGGCGGACGCTCGTGCCCTCGAAGGCGCGGACGATCTCGACGGCCAGCGCGCGGTTGCCGAACGGCAGAGAGGCGAAGCGCCGGCCGGTGTCGTAGAGGCGCTGCGCGGCCTGCCTGGGCGTCACGCCCTCGACGTGGGCCGGATGGGTCGCCGCCTTCATCGCGCACCGTCCCGGCGCTCGCGCGCATGCTCCAGCACGGTCACGGACAGCGGGAGCTTGCCCGGCTGCATCTTGTGGGCGGCGACACGCAGGTCCGGCAGCATGGCCGCGATGGCGTGCCCCGCGGACTCGTGGCGGCCCTCGTCGAGCAGCCCCTGGACGGCGAGCACGTCTTGGAGAGCGATCGTAAGGGCGACGCGCAGCCGCCGGTTCTCGGCGTTCGCCAGCCCGATAGCTCGCTCGCGCACCGCGGCGTTGAAGCCGACATGCGCCAGGGCAAGATCGGCCTGCAGGATCGAGTAGGACTGGAGCCCGAACGAGGTCAGTGCCTCGTCTACGACACCGACGAGGCGCTCGCGCTCGGTCGGCGTGAGAGGGGCGACGAGAGCGGCGGTCATTGAGAGATCTCCATGAGGTGATCACGCACGGCCGCCGCTCGCTTCTCGACCATGGTAGGCAGTTCTTCGAGGATGACCCGCAGGACCAGATCGCAGGCCTTCGGGTGCCCCTTCGCCTGGAGTGCGATGGTCAGCGCGAGAGCGGATGCGACAGCGTGCGTGAGATCGGCCTGCTTGCCGGCGCTCTGCGCACGGACGGCCTCTCGGATGCACTGCGCCTCGATGAGATCGGCGAAGGCATTCATGCCCGCGCCTCCCGGAGCTTCCGACGCAGGTTGCACGCGGTTGCGCGTACGCTGATCGGCGAGAGCCCGTAGAGCGGGCCGAGCTCCTCGGGAGGGATCCCGCGGCCATAGGCGGTCAGGAACCGGTCAACCTTCGCCTCGGGCCAAGCCTTGATCCCGTGCGTGACGCTGATCGGCATGTCCTTGACGTGCGACCAGACGCACGCCTCGGTACGGTCTACCTCGATAGCGATCCGGCAGATGGACATGCGCTGCTCCCGCATGCGTCGCATCTTCGCGCGCTCTGGGGCTGTGACGGGACGGATCTTGGGCACGGCGGCGCTACTCCGGCTGGAGGTCTTCGGCGACGGCGGTCCGTTCAGAGGCCGACTCGCAAAGGCGATGGACGTGGATTTCGGTGGCGCCGGATTTCTTGGCGCGGCGCAGCCAGACCTCGGTGCCTGTCGGGCCCAGGTTCATTGCGACGCTGACCAGCTCGGCGATGCCAGCGTTGTTGCGCTTGACGGCCAAGCACACGGCCTCGGCGGCCTCGGCGGCCTCAAAGCCTTGGGCCTGATGGACGCCGACGAGGTAGCGTCGACCGGAGGCCCCGCGCCAAGCGGACAGCGGGAGCGCAGGGGTACCGCGAAGTCCGCGGCTCGAGCGCAGATACTCCTCGCGCGGGAGGGTCTCGGGCGTCGACATCAGCGCCTCCGCTCGAATGCGTCCGCGCCGAGCACGTCGCGGGGCGTCAGGCGGTTCTCGTCCTCATCCTCCGATGCGACGACGAAGGGGACGTTGGCGGCGTAGCGGCGCGGGGCCGGACGGATGCGCCGAGCGGGCTTGCCCTGCGCGGCTTCGAGCGCGCGGCGGGCCCGGAGATCGAGCAGCGCGGCGGACCAGTTGAAGGCGCCGGTCATCAACGGATGCCCTGCGAGGCGCGGCGGGCAGCCAGCGCGTGGTCGAGGGCGTGGCCGATGCCCCAGGGCAGACCGCCGACGGCGATTACGCCGAGGGTGGCGTAGACCACCATTTCGGCGGCGGATGCGGTTGAGAGGTAGATGTCGAGGGCTGCGAGCACGGTGCGCTCCATCGCGGCGGGCGATGGCGTGTTGTAGCACAGCTATAACAGTTCGCAACCGGAAATTTGAGCACAGCTATAACTCGGCGCCACGCGAAACCGTCCACAGGCTGGACGACCTTGGGTTGCGCTCCAAATCCGTTCCTGCTCTGTTCTGTACTCAGGCTAAAAACGGAGGCGCCCATGGGACAGCACACCCTGCTTGCGGTTCAGAGCTTCACGGTCAACGAATGGAACGAGTACACGCCCGACGGGCTGGTCACGGCCAAGTCGCCCAGCGACGCGCTTCGGATCGCTGCCCGGGCCCACGATGGCGGCAAGCCGGTGCTGGTCTACTCGCGCACGGGGGATGACAAGGTCGGGGTCTACGACGAAGCGCGGGTGATCGCGCGCGTCGGTGAGATCCCGAACGACCTGGTCGAGGCCTGCCTCGCCGCTTAGCGGGCGTCGTCGAGCGCGACGAGGTTATCGAAGCCGTAGGCGCGGGCGATCACCCGCGCTGCGGTCCGTGTCGCATCCAGGGCTTGGGAAGCCTGCTCCTGTGTCAGCGGCAGAGAGCGCATCATGCGCGCGGCGACGGTGGGATTGCGGGGCAGCCCCATCGCCATCAGCAAGACAGATTCTGCTTTCGGCAGGCGCTGTCCGGCTGATCGCGCTGTCGCCTCGCTCTGCTTCGCGCCCCACACAATGAGGTCGATCAGAAGCGTCGCGGTCGGTCCGCGGATCGGCAGCCCGGTCTCGGTGAGGACGCGCACCGCCCAGCGTCGCCGAACGAAGAACAGCACGATCAGCCGTCCGTGCCGGTGCGTCCGACGATCAGCTTCATCATGCCGATGATCTGCTCGCGCTCGCCCTTCTTCGCACGCTCCCACAGCGTCCAGACCGCATCGGTGTCGGCCGGGTTCCGCATGATCAGGTCACCGGGCTCGCACCCGTAGAGCGCGGCCAGCGCTTCGAGCAGCGGACGGGTGTAATTCGTTTTCCCCAACTCGGTCTGCGACAGGGCGCCGGCGGTGATTCCGAGTTCCTCGGCCACCTGCTCGAGCTTGAGCCCTTTGTGCTCCCGCCACTCGCGCAGGAACACCGGCCGCTGCAGCTTCGGATCAGCGCGAAGTTTACCCATGCTTCAATTATCCGCGGACAGGCGCGGGCCTTGAAGCGAGCACAGCTTCAACCCACTTGCTGACAGAATTGCAGCTGTGCTAAAGTCCGCGCATGTCACCGCTGGCCGCCTTCTTCCGTGATCATCCTGAGCGCAAGCGCATCGAGCTTGCGCGCGCCGTCGGCGTGACGCCGAGCTTCGTCACGCAGCTATGCGGGACCGGGAAGCCGGGCCGCGTAGTGGCGAACAGAATCGCCGAGTGGACGAACGGCATCGTTCGCCCCGAGCATTGGGACGAGGAGCGGCCGCCGATCGCGGCGCCGACGACCGCGGACGCCGCCTGATGCCGGCCGCGCGCGAGCATGCCCGCGATGAGCAGCCTCAACGAGGCTGCGGCCATGCGCATTCACGAGGCGGTTTCGCGCTGACCGTCTCGATCCCCTTCACCGATCCGCGGCGAGTGCTCGAATGCCACTCCAGCCCGTCGCGGGTGGGCGCCCAGCGAAACTCGCCCGAGTTGGGGCTGGGCGTTCCCCTTTCAGCTCGCCGTGACGCTTGCAGGGGTGTCACGGCTCGAGCGCCCGGCGGCGACATCGCCGTGACCCGCCGCCGGGTCGCCCATCGCGCGCACACGTCGCTCTTCCGCCAAGTCGAAGACGTTTGCGCGCCTGTAAATCCGGATGATTGTTCTGCGTACCGGATCCCCTTCCATCTGACCGCTCCCTACTTCGCGACTGCTTTGAAGCATCACGGAGTGGGAAGGTCGTGCCAAAGTCGAGGGTCTACGGTTCGATGATCACAGCCGATCACGAGGCCGAACTACTGCGTGCCGAGATCGCACGCGCCGTCGCTGTTCTTCGCGAGCAGGGTGTCTCGCAGATGGATGCCTACGCCCGCATCGGCGATGCGGCTGGGAAGTCGGAGTCCTGGGTACGCAAGCACCTCGGTCGAAACCCGAGCGTCGGCGTCCGGCTCCGCGACTTCCTCAACATCCGCGCCGCCTACGACCGCCTATGCGCGCGGGTCGAGGCCGATAACGACCGGCTCGACCGAGAGCTGGCGGAACTCCTGGGAGATGCCGTTGCGCCTGCTCGTCCTGCTGCTCGGCAACCTGCGCCGCCGCGCTCACCTCGTCGCCGCCAGGATCTGCGCTTCCGGCGTGCGCCGCTGATCCCCGTTTCGGCCCTCGCGGCCGCCTGAGCTTCGGCCATCCCGGCCAGAAGGAGAGAACCCATGAACGACGCGAAGAAGAACTTCCTCGCCAACCTGTTCGGCGTCGCCGCGCACGAGGTCGAGGGCCTCGTCGGCAAGCTGAAGGACGCGCTCGGCCACGAGGGCGGATCGGACACGACCAGCCTGGAACAGCGCGTGTCGGCGCTGGAGACCGAGGTCGCCGAGCTGCGCAAGACGCTCGACGACCTGACCGCGCCCGAGCAATCGGCCGGAGCCTGAAGCGCGAGCCGCCGCCCGAGTTCAGCGGGCGGCGCCCTTCCTCACAGATCGCGACGGACATGCGGCGCCCCATCATCTCCGAGCGAGCCATCCAGACCGCCGTGATTCAGCATTGGCGCGCCCTCGGCGTGCCGGGCTCGCTGGTGGCGGCGATCCCGAACGCGGGCGCCCTCGGCCAGCCGGGGCTTACCGCCGGACTGTCTGACCTCCTCGTCCTTGGCGGCATCGTGCGCGTCGCATTCATCGAGCTCAAAACGGCTCGCGGCCGGACCAGTGATGCGCAGCTCGCCTTCCAGGAGCGATGCCGCGCCCTCGCGATCCCCTGCATCGTCACGCACGGCCGAGACGAGCCGATCACGCTTCTTGAAACCTGGGGCGTGATCCGCCCGCGTGCCGGAGCGGCAGCATGAACCCGCTCGAAGGCATCCCGACGCGCCATTTCCATGCGGTCATCATTGACCCGCCGTGGCGGTTCTCTGGTGGCACGAAGAGCCGACCACAGCATTACGGCCGGATGACCTTCAGCGAGGTCTGCTCGCTGCGGCTGCGCGACCACCTTCATCCAGATGGCGGCCGCGTCTTCCTCTGGATCACCGCGCCTCTGCTTCATCGCCTGCCCGAGATCGCGAAGGCTTGGCGCCTCCGGTACTCGTCCGCGATCCCGTGGATCAAGCTGTGGCCGTCTGAAAGCGGGCTGTTCATGTACCCGTCGTCGATCGCACGAGGCACCGGCTTCGAGGTGATGGGCAACGCCGAATACGTCGCGATCCTGAAAGCTGGCAGGCCGCACAGCATCAAGGGCAATCCATTCCCCGGGGTGATGATCGCGCCGCGCCGTGAACACTCGCGCAAGCCGACCGATCTGCATGCCGCGATCGAAGCGCGCGTGCCCGGCCCGTACCTTGAAGTCTTCGGCCGGCAGTCGCGCCCTGGTTGGACCATCGCTGGCAACGAGTCCGGCAAATTCGACGCTCCACTGATCGCTGCGGAGTAGCCCCATGACCTGGGTCATCGTACAGGCCGGCCGCGTCCTCTACCGCGGCTCCCGCGAGGACTGCCTGAGCGCCGGCGAGCGGCTGGGCGTCCTGTTCCACGTCGGGCGCGATCTCGACGATGAGGGCGAGCCCCGCGGTGTGCTGGTCGATGGACGGCACTGGCACGCGGACGGCACCGAGCTTCCCTGCAGGATCTCCCGCGGCACGGTGATGCTGCCCGAGCAGATGCTGCCCCGTCGCCTTCGTAGGATCGCAGCATGAGCGTCGGCGCCGACAACGTCGTCCCGTTTCCGATCGCAGGCGGCACCGCCGACGACCTGCCGCGCGTCACGATCGAGTGCGAGCAGGCCCTGATCGGCTGCGTGCTGTCTCAGCCGCACGTCTTCCCGGTCGTGCAGACGCTGGTCTCGGCCGAGCACTTCCATGAGCCCGCACACCGCGAGGTCTGGGCCCTGATCGAGATGATGGCCGCGGCCGGCGATGTGCCGAACCTGCCCCGCGTTCTGGCGGCGATCGGGCCGAAGGCTGCGGAGCGCGACTTCGGCGGCATCACCTTCAAGCGATACCTGATCCAGGTCGCGACGACCCTGTGCGTGCCCCTGCATGCCCCTGATCACGCGAAGGCGATCCAGAACTATTGGCAGCTCCGCGAGCTGGCGGCCGCCACGGCCGATGTGCGCGAAGGCGGCGTGATGGTGCCGAGCCAAGCTCTGGCGCGAATCTACGCCCGGGTCGATGAGGTGCGCGCATCCTTCGTGGAGCGCCGGCCTGTCTCCGCCACACTGGATGAGGCTGGCGACGATCTGGTCCGCGAGCTTGAGGCCGGACTGAAGGGTGAGGGGCGCCACCTCCCCGCCTCCGGCATCGATTCCATGGATCAGGAGATCGGGGGCGCCCCGCAGCCATCGAACCTGATCGTGGTCGCCGGTCGCACGTCGATGGGCAAATCGATCTTCGGGACTGAGGTGGCCGGAAACATGGCCGAACAGGGGTTCGGCTCGATCTACCACAGCCTGGAGATGTCGAAGCGACAGGTCGCTGCCCGGCTGGTGTCGAGCGCCCTGGAGCGGCGCCGGGTGCGCCTGCCCTTCGGCCTGATCATGAAACGTGGGGCGCTGACGCCGCGCCAAGCCCAGCTCGTATCGGACTGCCTGCACGAGATGCGCGGGCAGCCGCTTACGATCGAGGATGGCGGTCGCCGCTCCATGTTGGAGATCGCGGCTTCCTCCGAGCGCGTGGCGAACGCATACGCCAGGAAAAACATCCCCCTCGGCAGCATCGTCATCGACCACGCGCACATCGTCCGCGCGAGCCGCGCCTTCAATCGCGAGGACGAGGGACTGAAGGAGGTCGCTGACGGCGCGCTGGCGCTGGCGAAGCACCTAGACGTGCCGGTGTTCCTCCTGGCGCAGTGCAATCGCCAGACCGAGGGTCGCGAGGACAAGCGGCCAGGCCTCGCCGACATCCGCGGCGCCGGCGCCTTCGAGGAGAACGCCGACACGGTCTGCTTCCTCTACCGGCCGGCCTACTACGTCGAGCGCAGCCAGAAGTTCAGGGACGGCGACGCCGCCGCGCACGAGGAGTTCGAGCGCGTCCGGAACGACCTGGAGATCATCATCGACAAGAACCGGGCTGGCGGCCCGAACCAGATCGTGCGCGCGCACTGCGACGTCGCGCTGAACGCGATCCGGCCTCTTTCACGCCTGCTGGGAGACTGACGCGATGAGCGCGACCGTCTACGGCAAGTGGTACTGGAGCGATTGGATGTCCGACCCTGGTGTTCGTGCATCCTCTTACGCAGCGCGCGGTCTCTGGATCGACCTGCTCTGCATCGCGGCGACGGCTGACCCTACCGGCTACGTCGTCTTGAACGGCCGACCCCTCACTGCACCAGAGATCGCCCGGCTTACCGGCGGTCACGCCTCTGAGGTGGAAATCCTTCTCGACGAGCTAGAGCGGAACGGCGTCTTCACCCGCGATCGTCACGGCAGGATCTACAGCCGGCGCATGATCAGGGACAAAAAAAAGAGCGCACTTGCGGTGAAAAAGGGGAAATTGGGAGGCAACCCAACCCTCAGAAAACAAAAGGAAAATTCTGCTGGGCTTAACCTGGGGGATAAGGGTCTGGATAACACCCAGAAGCCAGAAGCCAGAAGCCAGAAGCCAGTAAGCTCTGATGCGCGCGACGTTTCGGTTCGATGTCGACAGGACGTCGCGGCGGCCTTCGGCGAATTGGCCCCGAACCGACTGGTACCCGACACCAACCGCGTCGCGGTCTGGCTGGCAGCGGGGCACGACCCTGCGGTGATCCTGGCCGTGATCCGGGAAGGGTTATCTCGGAAACCCGACGTCGGGTCGCTGAGCTACTTCGACCGGAGGATTGAGGAGGCATCCTCGGGGAATCGCGGCGCCATGGCGCGAGCAGCCGCCAAGCCGGCAACGCCCGAGCAGGACCGCCGCAGCCGCTTCGCCAAGGCTGTCGCCCACTTCCGCGGCGAGTGGCGGCAGGGCTGGCCCGAGGAGATGCGGCCGGGCACCGCCGGCTGCACAACCGCCTCGGACATCGTCGAGGAAGCGCGCCGGACGGTCGCCGTTGAGCGCGGCGAGATGGAGGCCGCGTGATGCTGGTGCTGTTCTGGACGAGCACCATCCCGAATTCGCGCGGCGGATTCGTCGCGTTCCCGATCGGCGTCTCCGATCCGGATCTGGAGACGTTCTGCGAGCGGCTCACCCGCGAAGGCGGCGTGATGGTCACCCGGCTGCAGACCGAGCGGCGTGATGACGGCTACGCCTACATCGTCGACGAGGAAGCGATGTTCGTCTCGATCGCGGGCACAGCGACGGTGCGGAACAACAACACCCCGGTGCGACGCGAAGTCGACGAGGTGACCGCATGAGCGAGCCTGGGACGTTCCGCATCGCCGAACTCGTTGAGGGCCAGTGCCGCTTCCCCGTCACGCCGCACCGAGCCCGACCGCACGAGCGCCGGTTCTGCGGCGAGCCGGTCGCGTGGAAGGCCGGGAAGCCGACGAGTTGGTGTGGCCAGCACCTGATCGAGGTCTGCGGTCAGCCCGGACGCGCAGCGGGTGGCGCCAGCGTCGCCGACATGGCCCGTGAGCCGAAGGTGACCGCATGACGCCCGTCGAGCGCCACCACGCCGCCGCCGAGCGCCGCCGCGCGCTGCTCGACCGAGATCGGGAGCGCGGCGCACCGGCCGACGTCCTGGCCGAGCATAGCCGCAAGCTCGCCCGGCTGGAGGATCTCTGGATGCGGGCCCGGCGCATGGCGGTGAGCCAGGACGCCGACCGGATCCGGAATCGACGGGCAGCCAACGCCCGAGCTGATCGAGCCGTCGAGATGGCCGCGCAGGCGCACCGCGCCGTCGTGCTCGAAGAGGCGGCGCCACTCACGCGCCGGCAGATCGCCCTCGCCCATGGGGCCGGAGACGACGCCCGAAGCCACCGCGACGTGGCGCTCGTTGACCGCCCCGTGCCCGGCGCGCCCGGCGTCACCCGGGAAGTCGCCGTCAACCGCCGCGTCGACACGCTGGCCCACGAGCGCGCCCAGAAGCGGATCAGCCACGAGGAGTTCCACACCGGACGGGCCATGCAGGCGATCTGGGAGGGCCAGGACGGCAGCCACGTCTCCGGCGCCGACTGGTCCGGCGGCAGCCGCCGCAGCGGGATCACCGACGGCCTTTCAGCGGCCGAGGTGCTCGCCATCCGCCGCATCGTCGGCGCCCGCCGGGCCGAGGACCTGAATGCCGAGGTGCGCGACGCCGTCGGCCGCGAGGGTCTGTCCGTGCTGCGCGCCGTCCTCTGCGGGCACGGTTACTTCGCCGACATGGCCGCTGCCGAGGGCAGGACCGGCGAGCGGGCGGCGTCCGAGATCGCCAGCCGATTCCGGTGGCTGCTGCGGCAGGCGACACGGGCGCTCAGCGGCGCAGACACCGAGGCAGCGGGACAGATCCGCGGGTTCAGGAGCGTGGGATGACGATGGGTATCGACGAGAGACTGCCCGAGGGCTGCGAATGCGGGCTGACGTTCGGCTTTCCGGATTTGAGTGTTGAAAGTAGCATCAGACGTGCTATCATCAATCCGGATTTCGGTGTGGGTTGCCGAAGCGCCAGAGCACTGAGATGCTCTTAAGATGGAGCAGTGGGATGGAAAATTCCGTCAATGCCAACTCGGCCGCATACGATGCAATTCTGGAGGTCGTGCGTTCAGCGTGGGCGCTTGTTGATAATACCGGCTACCATGAGTGGCTACCTCTCGCCGTCAACCGGGATGACTGGAATGCTCTCGCCACCAGTATGACGGCTTTGAGCAACCTGATCCCGGCAGATGAACTCCCAGCAGAACCGCCTCATGCTGTTGTCTGCCTATGGCCGAAACTCAATGAATTCGCGGAGATGCAGACCCGCATGTTATGCAGCGCCTTGGCTGGTGCAGCCGACGAGAAGGCGGCGTTAGCCCTGCGCCTCCGTGAACTTGAAGCTGATCGGAATGCAGCCATCGGCGCGATCCGCAGCACCATCGTGGCGCTCGACGCACACGGCGTCTGTCAGACGATGGCGGATGCGCTGCGCATCTTGATTGATCGAGTGGATGCCTCTGGCTCTTTCGTCGGCGAGTGGCCGCCCAAACCTGCGCATCGGGCGGATACGACGATTGGAAGTCTCAGCGGGCGCCCGACAGCGCGCAGCGACTTCCGTTACACCGACTGATGGCCGTCAACGCACTCTATCTGGACGACTGGACCGTGGAGGCCGTGGATAGGTCGCAAGAGGGCTACCGGCTGGTGGCCCGCTACGATGTCGAGCCCACCCACTGTCCGAAGTGCGGTTCCACCCGGCAGCCCTATCGACATGGGCCACGGGCCATCGATTACGTGGATGCTCCTGTACACGGACTCCGGACCATCGTCGCGGTCGATGTCCAGCGCTACCGCTGCCGAGACTGTAGCGCGACGTTCATGCAGCCCTTGCCCGACATGGACCCGCAGCGGCGGATGACGCGGCGATGCGCCGATCACATCCGCGAGCAGGGTCTGATCCGGCCCTACGCCCACCTCGCCCGTGAGATCGGTCTGGACGAGAAGACCATCCGGGACATCTGCAACGAGGAGATTGAGAGCCTGTTGGCCCGGCACAAGCCTACGGCACCGGTTGCGCTCGGCATCGACGAACTGCACCTTCTCGGCCGCAAGCGAACCATCTTCACGGATGTCGGCGAGCGCCGGATCCTCGACTTGATCGACAGCATGAACCGGCCAGCGGTTGACCGCTGGCTCAGCATCCTGACGAACCGCCGTCGCATCAAGATCGTCACTATCGACATGTGGGGGCCGTACCGCGAGGCGGTGCAAGCCCTTCTGCCGGATGCCGTTATCATCTCCGACCGATGGCACGTTCAGAGCAAAGCGAACGCTGCACTCGATGTGATCCGCAATCGGCAGCGGCGGGGCGCCAAAGGCAAGGATCGGCGCAACCCGTGGCGGGCTCGCCGCCTGCTGCACGCGCATGGCAAGACCCTCAGCCCGCAGCGCGCGTTCGTCCTCGACGGCATGCTCAAGAACAACGATCTGCTGTCGGCGGCTTGGCACACGAAGGAAGCGTTCTACGACATCTGGGGCGGTGAACAGCGGCGGTCTCGGCACGAAGCCGAGACCATGTTTGACCGCTGGAAGACGAGCATCCCGAGCGAGGTGGATGAGTTCAAGGGCGTCGCCAAGACGATCGACGCATGGCGGGAGCAGGTCTTCGCGTACTTCGATCACCCCTACACCAACGCCTACACCGAGGCCGCCAACGGGCTGATCAAGATCGTCAACCGAGCCGGGCGCGGCTACCGTTTCGACGCGATCCGGGCTCGCGCGCTGACGCTGCCGACCCGCGGCAAGCTCCGACTGGCAGTATGCGAGGAATGCCTGGGGCAGTTCCCCGTCGCAGAGATGGACCCGTTGCACCTTATCGGATGGGGGCGAGGCTTCTACGGCCCTGCTGGGGGACGCCAGTACACACCGATTGCGCAGATTGATCTCTGCAATCGGTGCAACACATTCCACACCAAGGGCTGGCTTGATGGCTTCGCCGACTCCACGCGATAATCCGGATAACCTGACGTTCTTCGTGACGTCGGACGAGACCGGACTTGAGGTGAAGGTCGGGATCGGTGGGTTGCCGCTCCTGCCGGCGTTCACCGCACAGCCCGAGGCGGTGAAGTTGCTGCGCTCGCTGAGCGTCGACGTCGCGCCGCTGGAGGGGCTCGCCTCCGATTGGCGGTTCATGACCCGGGCCGAGATCTCGGACTACAAGCGCCGAGAGCGGGAGGGCGATAGCCAGGGTGACGATGGTCTGGACGAGGACTTCCAGACGTCAGGCGACTGGTGACCGGGGTTATCCCCCGCTCGCGACCCGGCCGCGTTGACACCCGACGGCGCTTCTGCCAGCCATTTGTACGCCGCGCAGTGCGCCCGCGATCCCTCACCAGGGCCGCGGGCGTTGTCGTTTCTGGAGCAGCCTGTGAGCCTTTGGGTTCTGATCCTCGTTCTGATCGCGGTGCTGCCCGGCGTGCTTCCGCTCGGCCTGACCTACAACGCGGAGTGGGGGTATGGTCCGGCGATCAGCGTCCTCGGCATTCTGGTCATCGTCCTGATCATCGGGCTGGTGCGGGAACTGGCGTGAAGCGGCGCCCGCTGTCGGATCGTATGAGCTTCGAGGACTGAGGCGATGTTCCTCACGGTGCAGCAGATCGGGGCGCTTCCGACGTGGATGCAGGCCTCTCTGTTCGCCGCGTGGGTCCTGTTCGTCGTGACGTCCACGCTTCTGCTCGTGCGTGTCGTGACCGGGCGCTGAAATCGAAATCAATCAGAGAAATCAGAGCAATCAATCATGGCACGTGGTGGAGCGCGGACGGGAGCGGGGCGGAAGCCCGGATCGCTCACGAAGCGCACCCGCGAGGTCGCTGAGGCTCTGATGGTCGAGGGCGTGACCCCGCTGGAAATCATGCTGGGCGCCGCCCGGGCCGTCTGGACCGAGGCCACGAAGGGCGAGCGCATCGACCTCGATAAGGCCGCCGCCGCCGCCTCGATCGCGAAGGATGCTGCCCCCTACGTGCACCCGAAGCTCGCCAGCATCGAGCACACCGGCAAGGACGGGAAGGATCTGATCCCGGAGGCCTCGCCCGACGACGTGGCCCGGCGCCTCGCCTTCATGCTCGCCAGCGGCGCGGCCGCGCAGGCACCGACCAAGGACTGATCCCCATGCAGACCCGCTTCCGCACGCTGCTCCTCGCCGGGGCGGCGTCTCTCGCCGTGTCCGGTGCCATCGCGGCGACCACGATCAACGGCGTTCCGGCCACGATCTCGCAGCTCGTGCAGATCGTCTGGAACGACCAGAACATCTCGACGGCGAACCCGCTGCCGGTGAACGTCGCAGCCGGCGGCGGAGGATCGGTCACGGCGGCAGGAACGAACGGCACCACCGCGCAGGCGGTGCAGGGCATCAACGGCGGTGTCCCCGTCGGTGTCAGCAATTCCTCGCTGGCCTCGCTCGACACCAAGACCCCGGCCATCGGCACGCAGACCAAGGCCGCGTCGCGCTCCGTCACGCCGGCCTCGGATTTGGCGAACATCGAGCCGGCCGGGACGGCGGTCACCGGCGTCACCATGCCCGCAGGCGGAACCGGGATCACCGGGTGGCTGTCCTCGATCTGGCAGGCCACCGTCGGCCGTCAGACCTTCCTCGTCTCCACAAGCAGCAACCTCGCCGCGGGCGGGTTCCTGAACGATGCGAATTACGTCTTCCTCGGGGCCAGTCCCAGCCCCTACGTCTACCTGAACGCGAGCTTCTACTCGAACCAGAGCGGCACCTATACGGTGCAGGCCACGGACGGGACCAACCTCTATACGATCTCGACCGGCACGGTCACCGCCTCCACAGTGACGAACCTGCGACTGCAGGCTACGCCGGTCACCGCCACGGGCACGCGGTATCGCGCCTACCTCACGAATGGCTCGACCGCAGCGACGGTCGCCTACGCTTCGGTCTCGCTGTCCTCGAACTGATGCGCCTCGCGTTCGCTCTCGTCCTGACCGCCGGCCTCCTGGCGGCCGGGGACGCGCGTGCGCAGCTCTTCCTCAACGGCGTGCAGCAGCCGGTTCCGCCCGTGCCCTGCGGTGCCGTCCCGGCCATGGACACCCTCAATGGGTCGCCCGGCTCGACCAACTGCTTCGTGCCCCGGGACGCGACCCGGCCGACAGCCGTCCAGGCCGCCAACGTCATCACCAGCGCGTCCGACGGTTCTTGGTCCGTGACCTGGGGGCGGTCGTTCGTGTCGCCCACGCCCGTCGTGCTGCCGATCCCGATCAACACCGGCTCGCTGCCGCTGGTCTGCAACGTGGTCTCGCGCTCGGCGACCGGTGCCACCGGCAAGTGCTGGCAATCGACCACCACCACCCTCGGCGGAACGCTCGTCGGCCTGCTGGTCAACCCGTTCGGCTCACCCGCCGCCAGCGCCGCCGTGATGGTGATCGGCCGCGAGCCCACGCAGTGATCGCCGCTGTGGCGATGCGCAGAGGAGACCTAACCATGAAGCGTTGGAAGCTCACCCCCATGGCGGACCAGCCGCAGGGCCCGCCCACCCATCACGCCCACGAGGTGTTCGAGGGCGACGAAGACGGACTGTCCACCCGCCTGTCCGATCTCCAGGCCCAGACCGGCACGCCCTTCAAGGCGGAGGAATGGAACGGCGAGCCCGATCCGGAGCCCGACTTGAGCGAGACGAAGGAGCGCCAGGACGCGGCCGAGGAGCAGGGGCGGCCGGTCGAAGGCTGAGCGAACCCGCGGCTATGGCCCTCCTCGACGAACTGATCGGGCGCATTACCGGCATGCCGGCGGACGCGCGTGCTCAGCTTGAAAAGGAGGTCATGGCCGCGACCGCAGGGCGGTTCTTCATCCCCTCGCCCGGGCCGCAGACCGAGGCGTATCTGAGCCAGGCGGACGAGGTCTATTACGGCGGCGAGGCGGGCGGCGGGAAATCAGCTCTGCTGGTCGGGCTTGCCCTTGAGGAGCACACCGACAGCCTGATCCTGCGTCGCGTGAACGACGACGCGAAGGACATCGCCAAGGTCGCCCGCGAGTTCGTCGGCGAGGCCGGCTCCTACAACGGCCAGGACCGGATCCTGCGCGTGAACGACCGCGAGGTCCGGTTCGGCGGCTGCCAGTTCGAGGAGGACAAGGAGCGGTACAAGGGCCGCGCCAAGGACTTCTACGGCTTCGACGAGATCGGCGACTTCACCGAGTCGCAGTACCTGTTCATCACCACCTGGAACCGCTCCGCCAAGCCCGGCCAGCGCTGCCGCATCATGGCGGCCGGCAACCCGCCGACCCGGCCCGAGGGCCTGTGGGTGCTGAAACGCTGGGCCGCGTGGCTCGATCCCGCCCACCCGAAGCCGGCCAAGCCCGGTGAGCTGCGCTGGTACGTGCGCACGGACGAGGGCGAGGAGATCGAGGTCGAGGGCCGCGGGCCGCACCGCATGGGCCTGGAGGTGCTGCACGCCCGGTCCCGGACCTTCATCCGCGCCCGTCTCGACGACAACCCGTTCCTCCGGGAGACCGATTACCGGGCCAGCCTGGATTCGCTCCCGCCCGAGCTGCGCCGCGCCTACCGCGATGGCGTGTTCACCGCCGACCTCGCTGACGATGCGTGGCAGCTCATTCCGACCGAGTGGGTGCTGGCCGCACAGGCGCGCTGGCGCCCCGGCGGGCATCTCGGCCAGTCCATGACAGCGATAGCCATGGACCCGGCCGGCGGCGGCCAGGATGCGGCTGAGATGGCGGCGCGCTATGGTGGCTGGGTCTCGCCCTTCGTCACCGTGAAGGGGCCGGAGACCGCCGACGGGAACGCCATGGCCGGCCGCGTGGTCATGATGCGCCGGAACGATTGCCCGGTGGTGATCGACGGTGGCGGGGGCTACGGCGGCGCGACCGCGCTCCGGCTGAAGGACAACGGCATTGAGGCCGCAGCCTTCGTCGGCGCCGAGGCCAGCACGGAGGTGACGCGCGACAAGGCGCAGCTCGCCTTCACGAACTGCCGGGCCCAGGCGCACTGGCGCCTGCGCGAGGCCCTCGACCCGACCCAGGAGGGCGGCTCGATCATCGCCCTGCCGCCGGACAACGAGTTGAAGGCCGACCTCTGCGCGATCCGCTGGGAGCTGACCCGTACCGGCGTGAAGGTCGAGAGCAAGGAAGAGATCCGGAAGCGCATCGGCCGCTCCCCGGGCAAGGGCGATGTGCTGACGATGTTGTTCGATCAGGCCGAGAAGATGGTCGTCGCGGCGAAGGCGAACCGGTCTGGCTCCCGCCCGACGACGGCGAACATGGGGGCGCGGTACGCTGCCGTGCATGCGCGGAGGATGCGGGCATGAAGTGGCTGATCGGCATCCTGTTCGCGCTCAGCCTCGCCATGATCTGGTGGGGCTTCAGGATCACTGACGGTCCGGGCTCCGCAGACGAGCGCGTGGGCGGCTCGATCCCCGTCCTGCTGGGCGGCGTCCTCCTCGTCTTCGATGCCGCCCTGACGCTGACTTGGTTGGTGGTGACGCGGTGAACGCTCGCTGCTGGCGCAACGAGTACCGCATGCGCGACGGCTCGCGCCGGCTCGGCCTGCCGTTCCTGACCCGGTGGGAGGCCGTGCGGGCCGGCGCCGAGATGCAGGGCACGTCCGGCGCCCTCGTCCTGTTCCGCTGGCGCGTCGTGGCCCGGCTCCCTGCCATCTTCTCCGAGGTGCGCTGATGACCTCCCTATTCTCCGCCCCCAAGATCAACATGCCGACGCCGACGGTCGCGGCCCCGACGCCGATGCCCGACACGCAGGACCCGCAGGTGCTGGAGGCGCGCAAGAAGGCGCTCGCCGATGCATCGGCCCGCGGCGGCCGGGCCAGCACCATTATGGGCGGCGGCATCGGCAACACGGCGCTCGGTGGCAGCATGGGCACCGGCAACGCCCTGGCCGGCGGTGGCGTCAACGCGGGCGACAGCTACGCGAACAGCACGCTTGGGGGCGGGCGGTGAGCGTGTTTGGCGGCATACTCTTCACCTGCGCCGCCATTGCGATCGCAAGCCTGTGCGCGCTTGGCTTTTGGGTGCTGTCGCGGTCGCCGGTGCCGGTCGGCATGCGGGCACCGTGGCCTGCGCCTGACTATCACCGACTACAGGATGCGGCGCACGAGGCATGGTCCGCGGCGCAGCCGCGCCGGGCCTGGGCGCCGCCGGTCGTGCGCGAGCGCGAGGGCTGCTGGCCTGGGCAAGTTACCTGGGTGGACGGCCGCCATGACTGAAACCATCGCCGTCCGTCGTAGCCGCCTCGTGAAGCCGGGGAACTGCCGTGTTGCCCGCGGTGATCGATATGTGATCGCTGGTCCGTTGGCGTGGGCCGAAGGGAAGATGCAGCCCGGCGACGTGCTCGTGCTCTCGCCGACCGATTATCGCCGCTACCGGCAGGCCATGTCCGAGACCGTAGAGGCTGCATCGTGAAAACCCGCGTCCGCGATCTGATGGGCCAGGGCGATGCGCTCTACGGCCGTCGCTCGGGCCTGATGTCCGCTTGGCAGGAGATCGCCGAGAACTTCCACCCGCTGCGGTCCGACTTCACCCGGCACGACCCCTACGGCTACTCCGAGGGTCGCGAATGGATGGACGGGTTGATGACCGGCTCGCCGATCCTCGCGCACCGGGAGCTGTCCGACCAGTTCGCCGCCATGCTCCGGCCCAAGGGCAAGGACTGGTTCGGCATGACCGTCGAGGACGAGAGGGTCGCCCAGGATTCGACCGTGAAGGCGTGGTTCCAGGCCAAGGCCGCGACCATGCGCCGGATCATGTACGACACGCAGGCGGGCTTCACCCGGGCGACGAAGGAGGGTGACGGCGACTTCGCGGCGTTCGGCCAGTGCGTAATCTCCGTGGAGCTGAACGCCACCGCGAACGGGCTGCTGTTCCGGTGTTGGCACCTGCGCGACTGCGCCTGGGCCGAGGACGCGCACGGCAAAATCGACACGATGCACCGGAAGTGGCGGCTCCCCGCCCGGTCCGTGCTGAAGTTCTGGCCCGACAAGGTGGACGCCAAGCTGCGCGAGATGGCGCAGAAGGATCCGAACGCCCTCGTGCGGCTCCGGCACATCGTCCTCCCGGCAGACGAATACGACTTCGTGAACCCGCGCCCGAAGGTGCAGAGCGCGAAGTTCCCGTTCGTCTCGATCTACATCGACTGCGACCACGACACGGTGCTGGAGGAGACGCCGCTGCGGCGCTCCCCGTACATCGTGCCGCGCTGGGTCACGGTCTCGGGCTCGGCCTACGCGCACAGCCCCGCGACGGTGGTCGGCCTGTCCGATGCCCGGCTGCTGCAGCGCATGACGTTCACGCTGCTGGAGGCGGCCGAGAAGGCGGTGAACCCGCCGATGGTCGCCGTCGGCAACCAGATCCAGGGCGGGCTCAACGTCTACCCGGGCGGCGTCACGTGGGTGGACGCCGACTACGACGAGCGGAAGGGCGAGGCGCTTCGTGTGCTCGACGCCGTGTCCCAGAAGACCGGGATCCAGTTCGGCATCTCCATGGCGCAGAACGCCGAGATGATGATCAAGCGGGCGTTCTACCTCGACCAGATCCGGCTCCCGCCGGCGGGCGAGGCGATGACCGCGACCGAGGTCCGGATGCGCACCGAGGAGTATATCCGGGCTGCCCTGCCGCTCTTCGAGCCGATGGAGACGGACTACAACGGGGCCATCTGCGAGGAGGTGTTCAACCTAGCGATGGACAACGGCGCGTTCGGCAACATGTCGGACCTTCCGCGGATGCTCGCCGGCCAGGAGGTGCGGTTCTCGTTCGAGAGCCCATTGCAGGCCGCGGCCGGCCAGCAGAAGGCGGTCGCGTTCCAGCAGGCCGGGCAGCTCCTCGCTGCCGCGATGCAGATCGACCCGATGTCCACGGTCGAGTTTGACACCCGCAAGGCCTTCCGCGATGGCCTCGACGGGCTGGGCGAGCCATCATGGATCGTGGACGATGAGCAGGCCCAGCGGGTCCGCGCCCAGGCTGCCCAGCGCCAGAAGGAGCAGCAGGACGCCCAGCACGTCGCCGATATGGCGAACGCGGGCGGTGCCGTTGCCGGAGCCGTTTCGCAGGGGCAGGCTGCCGGGCTCCTGCCCGCGCCAGCACAGGCGAACGCGGTTGAGGGCGCGCCGGTATGACCCGGAAGGTGACCCGCCTGCCGACTGCGGCCAAGCGCCGTGTCAAGAACCCGGTCGCGCTGGATGAGGCCGGCAACGTGGAGTTCCTTGGCGGCTTCAGCCGGGTCGCCGTGCCGGCGGAGCGGGTGCTGCATCAGGCCGGCCTTGCGGGGCTGACCCAGGTCATCGTCGTCGGGGTTGCCCCGGACGGCACGCTCTACTTCGCCGGCAGCGAGGCACAGGCGCCGGATATCCTCTGGCTCCTGGAGCTCGCGAAGCGGCAGTTGCTGGAGAACGCGGCCTCGTGACCCGCGCCGCCCCCGTCCCGCCGCGCGACCCGTGGGTGCCGGCCCAGCCGTCGAAGGCGCAGCACTACGCGCTCACGAGCCTCGCCACGGGCACCGCCAGCGAGCAGCAGCAGAAGGCCGCCCTCGCCTTCATCATCGAGGCCTGCGCGCGGACCTACGACCAGCCCTTCCGGCCCGGCGGCGCGGACGGGGCCCGGGCCACGGATTTCTCGGCGGGCATGATGTTCGTCGGGCAGCAGATCGTTCGGGCGATGAAGCTCGACCCGAACCAGCTTGAGGGATCGGCACATGAGCCTTGAGGACAACGGCGGCGCTCCGGCGCCTGGCGAGCAGCAGCCGAACACCACGGGGGCCCAAGCGGCCCCCGATGCACGTCAGGATCAGGGCGCCGCCCCGGCCGGCGGCGACCAGGGTGCGGGTGGCGGCGGTGAGGGTGGCGATCAGGGCTCGCGCTCGCTCGCGCAGGGTGGGGGCGAAGAGCGCCCCGATCCGGCCCCGACCGCGAAGTGGCCCGACGACTGGCGCGAGCAGCTCGCCGGCGGCGACGAGGCCTTCCTGAAGCAGCTCAAGCGCTACGCGAGCCCCGCGAACTACGCGAAGGCCGGCTTCGAGGCGCAGCAGCGGATCCGCTCCGGCCAGGCCAAGGAGCCGCTTCCCGATAACCCGAGCCCCGAGCAGATCACCGCGTGGCGCAAGGAGAACGGGATCCCGGAGAAGGCCGAGGACTACAAGATCGAGCCGGGCGATGGGCTGGTGTTCGGCGAGGCCGACAAGCCGATGCTCGACGCCTTCCGGCAGTTCGCGCACGAGCGCAACTGGACCCCGCAACAGGTGAACCAGGGCGCCGCGTTCGTGGCGCAGCTCGGCGAGCAGCAGCGCGCGGCCATGGATCAGGCTGACAAGTCCTTCCGCATGGAGGCGCAGGATGCGCTTCAGCAGGAGTGGGGCCGCGAGTTCCGGCCGAACCTGCAGAACATCCGCAACATCGTCGATCGCTACGGCGAGCCCGGATTTGGTGACGCGCTGATGGGCGCCCGATCGCCCGACGGGAAGCTGCTCGGCGACAACCCCGCCTTCCTCAGGCTGCTGAACACCTTCGCCCGCGAGATCAACCCGCTCGGCACCGTCGTGCCGGCCGGAACCCAGGATGCGGGCAAGGCGGCCAGCGAGGAGCTGGCAGCGCTTCGGGCCGAGATGGGAGACCAGTCGAGCGCCTACTGGCGTGGCCCAGAGGCCGAGAAGAAGCAGGCCCGCTACCGCGAACTTCTCACGGCAGTTGAGAAGCAGAGCGCAAGGGCTTGACGACTTTGCCCTTCTTTGGCAGCAACACAGCACGCGGAGCGCGGACCTTGATGGCCCGCCCCTCGCCAAAGCGAAGCCCCTTCGAGCGCTTCACCCGGCCCCGCCTCGGCGGCCACCCCGGGACCCCGCCGAAGGCCACCCTGTCGCAGCGGCTCACCCGAGACCTCTGAGCACGACAGGAGCGCGGCGCGATGGCCGGCGACACCGCATTCGTTACCCAGTACCGGGACGAGTTCACCCACGGGTTCGAGCAGAACCAGTCGGTGCTCAAGTCCATGATCAACTCGGACGCGCAGGCCAAGGGGAACCAGGCCGTGTTCGACATCGTGGATTCCGGCGGCGCCACCGCGGTCACCCGCGGCGTCAACGGCCGCATCCCGAGCCGGACCGACAACGAGAACCAGATCACGGTCACCCTCCAGGAGTGGCACGACAAGCCGATCAAGACCGGCTTCAACATCTTCGCGTCTCAGGGCGACGGTCGCCGCAAGATGCAGGAGACCACCCGGGCGGTGATGAACCGCAAGATCGATGACGACATCATCGGCGCGCTGGGCATGGCCGCGAACCAGTATGTCGCCGCGGGCGGCAACGCCGGCTCGACCTACCCGGCCACCCTGGCGCTGATCGAGAGCATGATCGCCAAGCTGGCTCGCCAGGACGTCGATGTCGACGACCCGACGAAGCTGATCTTCCTCGCGACCCCGTCGTTCCGCGCGGAGCTCTACCAGCTGCCGACCTTCAACTCGCATGACTACGTGGACGTGAAGCCGCTTGTCGGCCCGGTCCGCAAGATGGTGCAGTGGGCCGGCGCGATGTGGCTGTTCTCGAACCGCCTCGCTGGCGTCGGGACCGCAGCCGAGAAGGTGGTGCTCTTCCACCGCGACGCGCTCGGCCACTGCGTCAACACCGGCGATATGCAGGTGGTCGCCGGGTACAACGAGGAGGACGATTACTCCTTCGCCCGCTCGACCATCTTCATGGGCTCGCAGATCCTCCAGCAGAAGGGCCTCGTCTACGCCCTTCACGACGGATCGGCGATCGGCTGATGGCCGGACTGAACTGGGCGGGGCTTCGGCCCCGTCTCCTCCGAACCCGATAATCAGAGGCAGTCATGGCCTACGATCCCACCCACGCCCCGCGCATCGTCGAGCAGGACCTCGGTCGCCGCGGCCCGTCGCACTGGCTCTACAACGGCACGGACACCCCCGCGGTGTTCGCCGGCAACGGCTTCATCACCAACGCCGCGGCCCTCGGCATGAAGGTCGGCGATACGGTGCGGTATCGGCAGGACGGCGTCTCGCCTCCCGTCGTCACCAGCCACGAGGTGATCACGATCAACGCAAACGGCTCCGCGGACCTGTCCGACGGCACCGTTCTCTCCGCGGCCAACGCCGGCTGACCTGGGCCGCACCGCAGTGCCTTCCACAGGGCGGTCCTCTCGGGCCGCCCTTTTTCATGGGACCGACAAGATGCCCCGACAGATCACGGACGCCCGGTTCAACCTCGCGGAGCACGCGAACAACACGTGGCGGGCCCGGCTTGAGGCCGGAACGACCCTGGAGGATCTGCGCACGCCGGAATTCTACCGGCTGCTGTCCGCCAAGGTCCGGGCCGGCGATCTGATCCACTGCGCATGGGAGGACGGGTCCGGCTTCGTGATCCTGTACGTGCGCGCCATGGCCTCGGGAGCGCTGGTCGTTCACCCGGTCGCCGGCGGCCTCTTCCGGGACCAGGACGACGAGCAGGTGGCGCCGCTGCCCTCGCCCGGTATCGACGAGCAGGACGGCGTCCGCGTCGAATGGGCCGGCGATCAGGACCTCTGGCGCGTCGTCCGGGTCGCCGATGGGACGATCATCAAGTCCGGTCTGGGCGAGCAGCGCGAGGCCCGCCGGCAGCGCACCGTCTACCTCCAGACCGCCCGCCGCACCGCCGCGTGATCTGAGCCATGGCCGATCAGCTCGCCATCTGGAACGTCGCCCTCGCCCACCTTGGCGAGCGGCGCTTGGCCTCGCTCGCGGAGCCGCGCGAGCCGACGCGCGTGCTGGCGGACGAATGGGTCGCGGCCGTCAACGGCTGCCTCTCGATCGCGCCCTGGGCCTTCTCGACGAAGACGGCGGCGATCACCACGACGGGTGCAGGGACGGGCACCGGGCCGTATCCCTATGGACTGCCGAAGCCCAGCGACTGGCTGCGCACCGTCGATATCGGGGTCGAGCCGACGCTGACGCAGCCGCTCACCGAGTACCTCGAGGAGGGCACGTTCTGGGCCGCCAACATCGGGCTCATCATCGTCCGCTACGTCTCGACCGATCCGGCGTTCGGGTACAACGTTCCCTTCTGGCACCAGCCCTTCGCGGACTACGTCGCGTTGGCGCTCGCCGCCCGCTGCTGCCGACGGTTGACCGGCGCGGCCGACATGCTCGGCGACATCCTGAAGCTGCGCGAAGCAGCGATGCACGATGCGCTGGCCTACGAGCAGGAGACCGCCGCCCGGCAGTATCCGCTTCCGACCGGCGCGGGTGAGACGCAGCTTCAGGTCTTCAACGACACGCTGACCCGGCTCGGCCGGCCCCGCGCCACATCGCTGACGAATGCCACGTCCGCGATGCGCGCGCTGAACCGGTTCTTCCTGGAGGCCGTTCGCTGGTCCTTGGCGCAGGCGCCCTGGTCTTTTGCCGCCCGCGTGATCGGCGTCAACGCGACGACGGGCGCCAACGTCAGCGTCTATAGCGGCGCGTTTCCCAAGCCTGCCGACTGGGTGCTGACTCTCGACATCGCCGCCGACCAAGCGTTCACGAAGCCGATCCCGAATTTCAACGACGAGGCCGGGTTCTGGTACGCCGATTCGAACGCGATCGCCGTGCGCTACGTCTCGGCCGATCCGAACTTCGGACTGAACCTCAGCAACTGGCCGGAAGGGTTCCGAGACCTTGTGGCGGCCCGGTTGGCCGCCCTAGTCGCCGGCGTGCTCGGTGCCCAGGAGCAGGTCAAGGCGCTCACCGAGGATCTCGAAGCCCAGCGCTCGGCCGCCCTGGATGCGGAGGCGGCGCGCGCAGCTCGTGTCTTCGGGGTTGGCGCCGCGCAGCAGACGCAGCTCGAAGTCTACAATACCGCGCTCGGTCACCTCGGCCGGCCGCGCATGGCCTCCATCAGCGAGACGAACGCGACCAGCCGGGCGCTGAACGACCAGTTCGCGACGGCGGTCCGGTGGTGCCTTCGTCAGGGACGGTGGGCGTTCGCGGCGCGCGTCGCTACACTTGTGCCGAACGGCGCCGTCCCGCCCGCTCCCTACACCGCTGCGTTCGCGAAGCCGGTCGATTGGGTCTCGACCCTCGACGTGGCCGCTGACGCCCAGGTCACGCAGCCAATCACCGAGTTCGCGGACGAGGCCGGCCTCTGGTACGCCGCCGCCCCGCAGATCGTGGTTCGCTACGTGTCGAGCGATCCGGCCAACGGGCGGAACGTCACGCTGTGGACCCCGGCGTTCCTCGACCTTGTGGCGCTGCGCCTCGCAGAGCTGAGTGCCGGGCGTCTGGGCGCGGAGGCGGCGCTGCCCGGCATCGTCGAGCAGCGCAACGCTGCGATGCAGGAGGCCCAGGCCGTCGAGGCCGCCGATGCCGCCCGGCGCTACCCGGGCGATGCGGACCTCCGCAGCCAGATCGCGGTGCTGAACGACGCGCTCGCCTATCTCGGTCGCCCCCGGATGGCTGCGCTGACCGATGCCGGCCCCGTCATGCGGGCGATGATCGAGGCATGGCCGCATGCGGTGCGCTGGGCGCTGGAGCAGGGCCCGTGGACCTTCGCCATCCGCGCGATCATGATCGGCCCCTTCGGCGACAACGTCCCGACCTTCGGGTACGCCAACGCCTTCAAGAAGCCCGACGACTGGCTGCAGACCGTCCTCGTCTCCGAATTCGACGACTTCCGGGCCGGCTCGACCACCTTCGCGGATGAGACCGGCTGGTGGTTCGCCGACGCGCCGGGCCTCTTCGTCCAGTACCTGTCCCTGGGTCCGAACTACGGCATGAACCTGCAACGCTGGTCGCCGTCGTTCGTCGACCTCGTGGCGCTGCGGATCGCCGAACGGATCGCCCCGCAGATCGGCGCAGGTGGCCTTGTCGCCGGGCTCATGGCGCTGCGGGCCGATGCCATGAAGCGGCTGCGGGCGACCGATGCGCTGAACACTCCGCCCCGGTTTGCACCGAATGGATCCTGGGTCGCCGCGCGCCGTGGCGGGAACCGGGCCGGACGGCGCTGGGGCGCGGGGCCGGGCGGGCCGCCGATCCCCTTCACGGGCGACACGACCCTGTCGGGCGACTCCGACCTACCGATCAACAACGACTTCATCCCTCGTATCTCCGGATAAGCCGATGCGCACCCTTCGCCTGATCGCTCCGCTGCTCGTCGCGCTGGCTGTCGCCACGCCGGCGTGGCCTCAGACCGCACCGCAGCCGCTGCAGCTCAATCTCGGGGGCGGCCCGAACGATCGGTCCGGCGCTCCCGCGCGCACCCTGTTTCAGCAGCTCCAGGGCGGCGTGAACGGCATCCTCGGCGCGCGCGGGATCCCGGGTGGATTCGCGAGCCTCGGCGCCGACGGGCTCGTGCCCCGGGAGCAGGTTCCCCTCGTGGGCTCACTCTACGCGACCGCAGCCGGCAAGCGCGCCGTGGAGACCAGTCGCGCCGACGATCTGCTGACCGCTTCCGGCGCTCTGGGCGCAGTCACGCGCACCCTGGCGAGCCGCCTCGACGATCTGCCCGTCTACCCGCAGGATTACTGGACGGGCGATCCGACCCAGTTCTGCGATGGCGCCACGGACGTTTCGGCCGCGTACCGCGCCGCGGCGACGGTGGCGATGACCGCCAAGCGCCCGCTGCACATCGGCGGCAAAGGCCTGTGCGTCCTCGGTTCCACCATCCCGATCAAGGGGCCGGTGTCGCTCATCGGCGACGGGCAAGCCCGCTCCATCTTGGTCGCTACCTTCAACGGGCCGATCTTCACCTGGGACACGAACGGCCCTGGCGGTACGACGGATGCCACCGAGGTCTCGAATGCGCTCGTGCAGAACTTCTCGCTGCGCGGTCAGTTCGCGTCCGGCGCGGACAACAGCGCATCGCGCGGCTTCACCTTCACCGGCAACAACGCCAACTTTTTCCAGTACAATCACTTTCGAAACCTGACCTTCGAGGGGCTGTACGCCGCCTTCGACAACGGAAAAGCCTCGTTTGCGACGTCGTTCGGCCAGGAGAGCACGCAGGCTTGGCTCTCCTTCGACGACATCACGATCCGCGGCGGCTCTGGCCCCGCGATGTATGGATGGATCTGGAACAACGGGTCCGGCACCGGCACGACGTACAACAACATCAAGACGGCGTTCTACTCGGCCGGCGCCGTGGCTTTCTACTATCCGGCGGGAGTGGTCGGAGACATCGTCATCAACGGCGGCCACTTCGGCGGAACGAATTCAGAGCTGATCAAGGTCGGGACGTCGACGAACTATCGGAACAATATCCTGGTCTCGGGCTCTCAGCTCGACGCCGGCATGAACGTGCCGTTCGACTTCGCGCCCAACAGCCCGACGTTCCAGCGCATCTCATTCACCGGCAACAACCTGGGCGGCGGCGTTACGCTGAACACGCCACCGGTGGCGGACAGCCTCATCGACGATCAGCTCGTCGATCAGCGCCGTGCCGGCAAGAACTACGCGACCAACGCGACCGGACAGCAGATCGTCCCGCTGTTCGCGGTAACGCTCGATAGCCTGAACCCCTATACCGGCACCGACTGCACTGTGAACGTTTCTGGCCTCGTGGGCGGTGTCGGCGGCGGCATCGTGCGGCAAGGCCTGCTGATCGCCCGCAACGGCGGCGGCGCCGTCGTGCTGCCGGTCGGCACAGCCTACTCGACACAGGCGGCCTCGGGTTTCGCGACCGTGAACTACACGACCTCCGGGGCGGTCACGACGATCTCGACCACCATCGCGCCGGCGGCCAGCAACACCATGCTGGACGCGCAGATCCGATGCACGGGCGGCACCTATGCCGTTTCGCGTCTCTGACCCATGGCCCGCATCACGACTGCCCTAACAGCGTTCAACCGAGGCGAGGTCTCGCGCCTCGCGCTCGGCCGCGTCGACGTCGACAAGCTGCGCCTCGCGGCCGAGGAGTGCGTGAATTGGATCCCGCACACCCTGGGCCCCATGCAGGTCCGGCCCGGGCTGGCATACGTGAACGACACGGCCGGCAACGCGAAGGCCTACACGCTGCCCTTCGTCTACTCGACGCAGGACACCGCGTTGCTGGAGCTTACCCCGGGCGTGCTGCGCATCATCACGCAGACCAGTGCGCTGCGGCGACCCGCGACGGGATCCTCTTTCCCAGGCGGCGCTTGGCAGACCAGCGTTCAGGGCAATGGGTCCGTCACCATCAGCGGCCAGATCGCTCTCGATGTGCCATCGATCGGCGGCTACGCGATTGCTCGCGCGCCGGTCGGCGTCTCTTCCCCCGGCGTTCTGCATGCGCTTCGGATCGTGGTCCTACGCGGGCCGATCCGACTGCGCATCGGCTCGAGCGCGGGGCTCGACGATCTCGTGGGCGAACTCAGCCTGGACGTCGGCACGCACTCGATCGCGTTCACTCCGGGCGCCGCGGCTTGGGCCGAATTCCAGAACCGCCAGTTCGCGACGGCGCTCATCGGCTCGGTGGCGCTGGAGAGCGCCGGCGAGCTGCGGCTGCCGACTTCATGGGGCGATGCCGATCTCCCGAACGTGCGATGGGATCAGTCCGCGAACGTGGTTTTCCTGGCCTGCGCCGGGAAACCGCCGATGCGGATCCAGCGGCCCACGCCGTTCTCTTGGTCCATCGTGCCCTATCGCGCCGATGACGGTCCCTTTGCGGCTGGCACGCCGCCGGCCTGCAAGCTCCAGGTCTCGAACGCGCAGGGCTACGCGACTGTGACCGCGTCTCGACCTGTGTTTCAGTCCGGGCACGCGAACAGCCTGCTTCAGGTCTTCACGCCCAATGCGAACGCGACCTTCGCCCTCGGCGCCACCGGGGCAGCCATGCCGGCGGTCCGTGTCTCCGGCGTCGGCGTCGCTCGCTCCATCGCCTTCAACGTCTCGGGTTCGTTCAGCGGATCCTGGCAGCTTGAGCGGTCGATCACCGGGCCAAACGACGGATTCGCGGCCGTCCCGCAACCCATCACCTCCACCAGCTCGACGACCTCGACGACCAGCACCAGCAAGGCGATCGGGACCGGCTCGACCTCCGGAACGAGCACCGACACTTCGAGCGGCAGCAGCGGATCGAACTCCACATCGGGTACGTCGAACGGCACCTCATCGAGCACAAGCAGCAGCGAGACGAACACGACCGGGACGAGCAATTCCACGACCACGACGCAGAAGGGCGGCACCGCCGGCAACGGCACGGTCTTCACAGCCAATGGCAACGGCGGGGGCACCTATCAGGACGACCTCGACAACGTCGTGGCCTGGTATCGGATCTCGGCCACCAGCCTGACCTCCGGCGTGATCAACGCCCAGATCATCCATGGCGGGTCCGGGGGCCGGACGGCTGTGCTGCGGATCCTCGCCGTCGATAGCCCGACCAGCGCCCGGGCCCAGGTGATACAGCCGCCGTCGAGCGACAACCCCTCGGATTCCTGGCAGTTCGGCGATTGGTCCGACGCCGCCGGATGGCCGACAGCGGTTGCGCTGTTCGACGGGCGTCTCGGTTTCTCCGGCGGCGATCGCCTCTGGATGTCGGTCTCGGACGCCTTCGACAGCTTCGCGGCGCAGATCGATGACGGGAGCGGCGGTGCCACGGTCGGGGATTCCTCCGCGATCTCCCGCTCAATCGGCTACGGGCCGGTGGCGACGATCAACTGGATGCTCCCCCTGACGCGCCTCCTGCTCGGGACCGCCGGCAGCGAGGTCTCCGTGCGCTCCTCGGCCCTGGACGCGCCGCTGACGCCGACCGGTGGCATGGCGATGCGCGATTGCTCGACCTACGGTTCGGCCCTCGTGCCGGCTGTGAAATGCGACACGCGCGGCTTGTTTGCGGACCGGTCCGGACGGCGCCTGCTGCAGCTCGCCTACGACGTGAACAGCCAGGACTACGGCGCTTCGGACCTGACCCGCCTGCACCCCGATCTCTTCCTCGGCAATGCCATCGTGCGCATCGCCGTGCAGCGGCAGCCGAACACGCGCATCCACTGCGTGCGTGCCGACGGCACGGTAGCGGTGCTGGTGTTCGAGCCGAACGACGACGTGGCGGCGTGGTACCGGATCGAGACCGATGGCTTCGTGGAAGACGTCTACGTGCTGCCAGGGCAGCTTGAGGATGCGGTCTACTACACGGTGAATCGGAGCGGCACGCGCTGCCGCGAGCAAATGGCTCGACTGGATCAGGCGCGCGGCGGCGGACTGAACCTGATGGCAGATGCGCATGTGTCGTCTCTGGGAAGCCCGATCAGCGCGCTCGGCGGCCTGACGCATCTGAACGGCAAGACGGTGTGCATCTGGGCCGACGGCAAGGACCGCGGAACTGCGGTCGTGAGCGGCGGTCAGGTCGCGCTCGGAGGTTCCTACTCGGCGGTCTGCGTCGGCCTGCCCTATCAGGCACGATGGAGGTCGGCGAAGCTGGCCTACGGGGCGCCGCAGGGCGGAACCGCTCTGAACCGTCGCAAACGCACGATCGGCCTGGGTCTCATCCTCGCCGACGCGCACATTCAGGGCCTCCAGATCGGCCAGAGCTACGACGCCCTGGATCCGATGCCCTGGACCGAGGACGACATCGGCATCGATCTGACCGGCGGCTGGTACGGCTACGATGAGCAGGAGGTCGAGCTACCGGGGTCGTGGACCACGGATGCTCGGCTGTGCTTGGTCGGGCAGGCCCCGCGCCCCTGCACCGTCATGGCGGCGAGCCTGACGATGGAGACCAGCGTCGAAACCGGGATGACACGGCAGTGATCGTCTTGGCGCCCGCCACCGGTTCGGATTTCGAGACCGTGTTCGGCACCGCGCCGCCCTGGCGGATCCGCGGAATGGCGGCGCACCGGGACGGCTCCTGCGTCGCGATCGGCGGCTTGGCCTATGGGCCGGACGGCACGGCGCACGCCTTCTATGCCGGCACCGAGACGGTGCAGCGCTTTCCCGTCGCGATCACGCGGGCGGTGATGACCGGCTTGGCGGCGGCGCGGGCGCGCGGTGTCCGGCGCATCGTGGCCGAGTGCGACACCTCGATCGAGGCGGCGGCGCGGTGGCTCGCTCGCCTGGGCTTCCGCGAGAGCGAAGTTCCGAACGTGTGGATCTGGGAGGCCTGACGTGGGGATGGCAGCGGCGCTGACCGGGGTCGGTGCGGGGATCAGCGCGCTCGGTACGCTAGGGTCGGCCTCGGCCGCGCGGCAGGCCGGGCAGGCGCAGCAGCAGCAATACGCCTTCAAGGCGGCGCAGGAGGAGCAGCAGGCGACGCAGGCGATCGCCGCGAGCCAGCGGACGATGTTCGACACGCAGCGCAAGACGGCGCTGACGCAGTCGACGCTTCAGGCCCGCGCCGCGGCGGATGGCGGATCGGCGACGGATCCGGGCGTGCTCAGCCTGACCGACAACGTGGCAGGCCGCGGCGAGTACCTCGCGCTGGGCGACCTGTTCGCGGGCCAGGACAAGGCCGCCGGCTTCCGGCAGCAGGCCGGCGCTGACCGCTACTCCGGCGCCGCTGCAGCCGCCGGCGCCAGCGCGCAGGCCACCGGCACCATTCTGGGCGGGATCGGCTCGCTCGCATCTCGGTTCGGGAGCCTCGGCGGCTCTGGAGGCCTGTTCGGCTAATGCCCAAGCTCCCCACTGAAGCAGACCTCGGCCCTGCTCCGTCGCTGGAGAGCCGCCGTGGAATCGCGACCTATGACGCCTCGCCGCTCGCGCGGGGGCAGCAGGCGGTCGCGGCCGGCGTGCAGAGCATCGGCAACGCCGGGGTCAACACTGGCCTGGAGATGATTGCCCGGGAGAACCGGCAGGCCGAGACCCTTCAGGACGCGCAGGCCCAGGCGGACCTTCTGACCGCGTCGGCGAAGCGCCGGAGCCAGATCGGTGACGCCACCACCGCGGCCGACCTTGAGAAGATCCACCGCGAGGGCGCCCAAGCGGACCTCGATGCGGCGGCCAACCGGATCACCGACCCGAACCGCCGCGCGCTGTTTCTGGAGCGGGCCCGGCCGACGATCGAGACGCTTGGCACGGCCGCGAAGGACAAGGCCTTCAACATCACCTCGGATCAGACCCGGGCCAGCACGCTGCAGCAGCTCGAGGAGCTGAAGAAGACCGCGATCAACGACCAGGATCCCGAGAAGAAGGCCGGGTACATCGACGCCGGCAACGCCCTGATCTCCGGCATGGAGAAGGAGGGCTACATCACCGCCGTGCAGGCACAGCAGCAGCGCGAGGCCTGGGGCCGGTCCTATGCGGTCGATGCGCTCAACGCTATGAACCCGCAGGCGCGGCTCGCGGCGGCACGCGGCGGCTGGGAAGGCGCGCTGATCAACCGCGAGAGTTCGAACAACCCGCGCATCGTCAACCCGCTCGGCTATGCGGGCCTGTACCAGTTCGGCGCGCCGCTGCTGAAGACGCTCGGTCTCTACACGCCGGGCGCGGGCGAGAACCTCCAGACGTGGAGCACGACGAAGGTCAAGGACGACCCGAGCAAGTGGTCGGGCACCTTCAACATCCCGGGCTTCCCGGGCGTGCGCACGCTGTCCGATTTCCGCGAGAACCCGGAGGCGCAGCGGGCCGCATTCCAGGCCTCGACCTCCTATTACGACAAGGAGATCGAGCGCCGCGGACTCGGCAAGTTCATCGGACAGACGGTCAACGGCGTGCCAATCACGCGCGAGGGCATCTACACGGCGGCGCACCTCGGCGGCATCGGCGGAACCGATAGCTGGCTCCGTGGCGGCGTCGACCGCGGCGATGAGAACGGCACGAAGATTTCCGGCTATGCCCGCATGGCGGCGCAGGCCGGCCCGGGCGCCGGCGACCCGAACGAGCGCTCGCTGGCACGCTACCTCGACCCGCAGCAGCGCCTCGCCCTGGCGAACGGCGCGACGCGCGACCTCGTAAATCAGGACCGGGCCACGCAGAACGCGCAGGCGAACGAGGCCGCCACCGTCCGGCAACTCATGAAGGACGACGAGGCGTCCATCATGGCGCAGGGCGCCCCGCTCGGTCAGATCACACCGGAGCGCGTGTCAGCCTCGCTCGGGCCGGCCGCGGCCGAGCAGTTCGCCCAAGGCCGCGCGCAGGCCGTGCAGTTCCACGACGCGACGAACGACTGGAGCCAGATCCCCATCGAGGAGATCCGGGCCCGGCTCGGTACGCTCAAGCCCGCGCCCGGCGCGCAGGGTTTCGAGGCGGCGCAGCGACTGTTCTCGATCGCGGAGGAGCAGGCCGGCAAGATCCAGAAGGAGCGGCAGCAGGATCCCGCCGCCGCCGCGGACCGGACGCCCGAGGTGCGCGCCGCGCTCCAGAACGCCAGCCTCGACCGGCCCGACACATATCAGGCCGTGGCGAAGGCCCGCGCCATCGCGCAGGAGCGTCTACGGATCCCGGAGGATCTGCGCGTGCCGATGACCCGGGCCGAGGCGCAGCAGGTGGCGCGGCCGCTGGAACTGGCGCAGCAGGGCGGCGACCCGCGCGAGATCCGCGACGTCCTCACCGACACGGTGAAGCAGCTCCAGGCCGGCTTCGGCGACCAGAGCGACACCGCGCTCCAGCAGGTGATCAAGGAGGCGCATATCGGCCGGGCCGGCGCCGAGATGGCGGCGGTGGTGCTGCGGAAGCTGGCGAACCGCGAGATGCCGACGCCGCAGGATGCCCGGGCCCTGGACGAGGCGCAGCGGACGAGCGCCGCGGACCGGGCCGTCGCGGGCGTTGCCCCGGGTGCACCGGCCGGCGGTGGCCCGCTGCCTCTGAACTTCGACGCCACCGCGGGCGCCACCGGGACGGATTACCTGAACCCGCAGCCCGCGCTGGCCGCGCGCCCGACGTTCCCGACCCCGGACGCCGGCGCCATCGACATGCTGCGGAAGAAGCCGGACCTCGCCCGGCAGTTCGACCGCACCTATGGCCCGGGCGCCTCCGAGCGCGTCCTGGCGATCACCGGCCGCCCCTGATCTGAGACCCCGACATGGCTGACAGCGCAGCGCCCGCGTCCCCCCAGGACGACGGGCCGAACCCCTTTGCGGATCGCCTGCAGGCTGACCCGTCGCTCGGCGAGGTCTCGCTGGCCGAGCGCGCCCGGCTGAACGCCGTCGAGGCGGCATACCGCGGGACGATCGCCGGCTCGGCCGACCTCGCCGAGTTCAAGCGGGCGTTTCCCGACCAGTACGAGCGCATCACGAAGGACCTCGCCCGGTACGAGACCATGCGCGGGTTCGACGGGCCGCTGGAGGGCGCGGTCGCGCTGGCCGGTCAGCTCGGCGGCGGCATGACCTCGCCCGAGGCTCTGGTCACCCGCGTGCCGGGCGTGAACAGCCTGGTAGAGCGGCTTGTCGGCGGCGTGGCCGGGCGTGTGCTCGGAGCGGGAGCCGCGCAGGCCACCGTGCAGGGCGTCGCGAACCCGGCGATCCAGGCGAGCGAGATCCAGTCCGGACTTCGGAAGAGCTACAGCCTGGGCGAGAACCTCGCCGCGGCGGCCGGCGGCGCGGTGCTGGGCGGCGCGCTGCATGGCGCCGGCGAGGCTGTGGGTGCGCTGGCCCGATCTGGCCGGGCCGCGAAGGTGGACACCGACGCGCTGGCTCGCGCCCGCGTGGCCGAGCAGCAGGCGGCAGAGAGCCGCAACATGGCGGCACTGGCGAGCGAGGATCCTGCGCTGCGGCCGGGCGGCGAGACCGCGGGCCAGAGCGATATCGGTATACCGACAACGGAACGAGATCAGGCACTTGGGCCGCGGGTCGGCGAGCCCTCGACCGAGGTCACGCTACCCGAGCAGACCGTCGACGTTCCCCGGGCGGGCGACGTCCCCTCCCCTGAGACGGGAGGGGCCGCGTCCGAATCCCCCGCGATGGACGCCTCCACCGTCGTCGCGGACCCGGAGGCGGCGGCCGCGCGGGCGGCGGCGGACGTACCGCGCGAGGAGCCGGCGTCGCCCGATCCCGACCGGCTGCTGGAGCGGGAGAGCACCGAACATCAGCTGAGCCCCGACTTCTATAAAGACGGCGCCAATCCGCGAGAGGCCTACACGCAGGCGATGGAGAAGGTCCCGCCGGAGGTGCGCGACCAGTTCCAGGCGCACGGCGTGTCGGCAACGCGCGGCGGTACCCGCGCTGAAGCTGTCGAGGGCATCCTTCGCGATCACCCAGAGATGAATGCCGGCCCGGTACTCCCGAACGATGTCGAGCGCTCCACGGGCACCGCAGCCACGCGGACCGATGCCCCCTATGTGCTGCTCTACGACAAGAACCGATCCATGACGGACGGCCCGGCCTTCGTCACGGTGAACACGCGGAGCGATGCGGCCGTTGAGGCGGCGCGCGCTCGCTTTCCAGGCGTCGAGGTTGGTTCGCCGGATGAGGCCGCTGCCTTCATGCAGCGCAGTGCCGTCACCCGGCCCGCGGCCGAGATCCCGGCCACGCCCGCGCAGGCTGTCGTGACCTCCTCGTCGGGCAAGCCCCTGTCCCTATCGCAGTTCATCGCTCGGAACGGCGGACTGGCGCTCGACGGCGAGGCCCGGGCCCGCGACCTGAACCGTGTGTTCGTGCCCGGTGGCGGTCCGCTCGCCCGCGCGAAGGGCCACAGCATCGACGGCTTCTGGCGCGAGGCGCTGATCGAGCACGGCTACCTGCCGCCGGATGCCGACGGCATGGCGGCGCGGAATATCGAGAGGGAGTTGTTCGACGCGCTCGACCGGGAGCAGCGCGGGCAGCGCCAGTTCAGCGCGCACGACCAGGTGCCAGAGAAGGGCGGCGCCGACAACCAGACGCGCGAGATCGAGGCGCAGGCTCGGAAGATCACGGCGGCGGCGAAGAAGGTCGGGATCCGCGCGGGCGACGTCGATCAGCGGACGATGATGGACGCGGCCGAGATGCTCTGGCGCGGCGACGCGGACGATCCGCTCGTGGCGCTTGAGCACGCCATGATGTCGGGCGAGTCCGGGCCGGGCCAGCGGCAGCAGGCGCAGGCGGTCAATGGGCTCCAGTTCCGGATGAAGCCTGGAACGCTGTCGAAGGTGCAGGGCGCGCTCGATGCCCGGCCGGAGACGCAGGCGGCCCGCTCCGATCTGGGAGGCTTGCTGCGCGATGACGGCGGAGACATCCGCTTCCGCAACCGCGAGCCGGCCGCCGCGGGCGAGCCGGGCCGGCCCCAGCCGCCCGACGGCGTGGTCTCCGCTGCGGCGCCGGCTGAGAGCCCGGCGGCTGAGCCGCTGCGCTCGCTCCAACAGCAGTCGCAGGACCTCGCCGATGCGCTCGATGTGCCGCTGCGCTCCGGGCGCGTGCAGGGCGGCAAGGACGCGCTCGGCCAGTTCCGCAACTCGGACGAGGTGATGCGGGTCCGGAACGTCGCCGACTTCGAGACGGTGGCGCACGAGGCCGGCCACGCCCTGGAGAAGCGGATCGGCGAGCCGCTGTCGGACCTGATCGACCGGCACGCCGTGGAGCTCGGGCCGCTCGACTATGACCCGCAGCGCGGCGACGCCGGCGAGGGATTCGCCGAGTGGGTGCGCACGGCCATGTTCAACCCGGCCGCCGGGCAGCGGCAGGCGCCCGCGTTCGCGCAGTCCTTCCGGTCGCTGATGCAGCGGGAGGCGCCCGATCTGCTGGAGCGCCTCGACCAAGCCGTGGCTGCGCATCAGGCCTACCTCGCCGCGCCGACCGGCGAGAAGCTCGCGACCATGGTGCGCAAGCCCGAGGACGAGGGCGTGATCCAGTCCATCCGCCGGGACGGACTGCCGGCGACGGTCGGCCTGTACCTGTCGCGCGCCTACGAGGCGGTGTTCGACGACAAGGCGCCGGTGGCCCGGGCAGTCCGGTCCATGACGCGGGCGATCTACGCCGCGACCGGAGAGCGGGTCAGGCTGGAGGGCGGCGAGAACCCCGAGAACCTCGTGCGTCTGTTCGCCCGCGCCAACCAGGCGGCGGTGCAGGACATGCGCGAGGGCGTGCGGCCCTATCACGGCATCGCGCCCGAGGGGCCCTCGATGTCCGACGCGCTCGCGACGGCCACCGGCCAGCCCGGAATCCTCGGGCGCTGGGATGCCGGCAAGGTCGAGGAGTTCGACCGCTACCTCGTCGCCCGGCGCGCGGAGGTGCTGTATCGGCGCGTGGCCGACGGCACGCTGGAGCGCCGTCCGATCGCGCTGTCGCCGGAGGAGGTGCGGACCGCGGTGGCAGAGGCCGAGGCCGCGAACCCGACGTTCCGGGCCGGCGCCGACCAGATCCACCAGTTCACCCGGCAGCTCCTGCGCAAGCAGTACGAGGGCGGCCTGATCGATGCCGACCTCTACGCGCGCCTGATGGACGAGGAGTTCTATGTGCCCCTCTACCGGCACATGGACGAGCGGCCGGAAGGTCTCGGCGGTGGGGCCGGCGGCTCGGACGGGCCCGGCACGGTGGACACCATCAAGCGCCTGCGCGGCTCGGACCGCGACGTGATCCCGCCGACGCAGAGCCTGATGACCCAGGCCTTCCTCGTGAACCGGACGCTCCAGCACAACGACATCATCAAGAGCTTCGTCGCCCTGGCGCGGCTGGCGCGCGAGGCCGGCGCCGAGGGCGTGGGGCGGATCCTTGAGGAGATCCCGCCCACGCAGATGATGGGGAAGAAGTTCGATCTCGCTGAGGCGGTGCAGAGCGCGGCGCGCGCGGCGGGCACGTCGGGCGACGACCTCGCGGTGCTGAACGGCGCGATCACCGACGTGTTCGGCAACGACCCGATCATGGCGACGATCTTCCGGGCCGAGCCCACGGGCAAGCGCGGCGAGCCGCTCGTCTTCTACAAGGACGGCGGGCAGCTCCGCGCGGTGCGCCTCCAGGCCCGGGACGAGGGACTCGCCCTCTACGAGACCCTGTCCGCCCTGCCGCCGGTGGCCCGGGACTTCGCGCTGAAATTCGGCGCCACCACGTCGAGCCTGCTGCGCACGGGCATCGTCACGAATCCCACCTTCGCGATCACGAACTTCTTCCGCGATCAGTTGGCGGTAGGCATCCTGCGGTCCGACTATGTGCCGTTTGTGTCGGGCGCCCGTGGCATCTTGAACGAGACGGGTCTCGTGAAGGAGCAATGGCCGGCGCTCTATGCCTATGCCGGTGGTGTCTCCCCGGGCGCCGGATCTGCGGGCCTTTCGGAACTGATCGACCGCGACGTGAACGCTCTCGCCCGGAAGGGATGGCTGACACAGAAGGTCGGCGGTATCGGCGATCTCGCGCACGGACATCTGCTGGCGCCGCTCAAGGCCGGCGCCGAGATCATCGAGACGGCCGAGGCGGGCACGCGCCTGTCTGTGATCCGGACCGTGTTCGAGCAGAAGAAGCGGCAGGGCCTGTCGGACTACGACGCCATGATCGAGGCGGCGGCCCAGGCCACGGACGTGCTCGATTTCGGCCGGCACGGGTCCGGGACGCTCTACCTCCGCACGCTGGTGCCCTTCTTCAACGCGCACCTGCAGGCGCTCGACCTCGCCCGGCGGACACTGATCGACCCGCTCTGGCGGTCGGCCCGGGACGGCATCGTGACCGAGCAGGATGCGGCCGCGCTCAAGAACGCGGGCGTGGCCTGGCTGAAGCTGGCCGGCGTCGGCGGCGCGCTCGGCACCATGTACGGCCTCTGGGCGTCGCAGAGCGAGGCCTACCGGGATGCGAACGAAGAGCTTCGCGCCACGCACCTGATCCTGCCGGGCGATGCGTTCGGCCGGCCGGGCAAGATCCTCGTGGTGCCGAAGCCGTTCGAACTCGCGATGGGCTTCAACCTGGGCGAGGCGGTCGGGCTCAAGATCGCCACCGGCGACCCCCGGGCCGCGCACTTCGCCATGGACGGCGTGCGCGAGGTGATCCAGCCGCCGAATCCGCTGACCGGCATACCGCTCGTGAAGACCGCCGCGGAGCTGACGCTGAACCGCTCGTTCTTCACCGGCCGCGACATCGTACCGGAGAACCTCCAAAACAAGGAGAACCCGCGCTTCGAGGTGAAGCCCAACACGTCGTCGGCGGCGAAGGCCATCGGGAACGCGCTCAACATCTCCCCGATCAAGGTCGACTATGCCGTCGGCTCCATGTTCGGGAACTGGGGCCGGGATCTGATGTCGGTCTCGAACCAGGCCGACCCGAACCAGCCGGCCGCGGCGAACGAGGACACCATGTTCCTCCGGCGCTTCATCAAGGGCGCGGACCGGTCGAGCGAGACCACGAAGCTGTTCTGGGAGCAGGCTGCCCAGCGCAACGGCGCCTTCGCCCAGGCCGCAGCGCATTACGGCGATCTTCTCAAGAGCTACCAGGACCGCGACGCCTCGGACTACCTCGCAGCCCTGCCGGCGGCGCAGCGTGCCTACGTCATGCTGACCCAGGGCGGCGACGAGGACACCGGCAAGGCATCGTTCAACGCCGACGACAAGCGCCTCCACCCGATCACCCGGGCGGCCAACGCCGTGCAGGTGGTCGGCGGCCTCATCAAGGAGCTGACGAACAACAGCCAGAAGACCTTCGAGGACGGCGAGCGGATCGGGCTGGACCCGCAGAAGCGTCGCGACGTGATCGACAACCTGCGCGTGCTCCAGGCGATCGAGCAGCGCAACGCCCTCGTGCTCACGGGCCAGAAGGGCTACGAGGGCCGGCCCATGCTCTCGGCCGAGGATCAGTTCGCGGTCCTGAAGGCGCAGAGCCCGGTCGCGGCGGCCGAGCTGGCGACTCGCTACGCTACCAACAAGATCCTCCCGACCGACACCGTGGCGAAGCTCTGGCCGGAGGCGCAGCGCCGGCTCCTGGCCGACGGCACGCAGGCCGAGATCCGCGACCTCGCGCTCGACGCCAAGGTGGACGGCTGGGCCTTCGACGGCGACGCGGTCAGGAAGCCGCAGCGCCGCCGCGTCGGCATCGACCCGAGCGCCCCGCCGCCGCCGCGAGGCGAGCGCCGCACCCCGCCGGCCCTGTCGGTGCCGAAGGACAACCCGGTCCCGAACCCCTTCAACTGAGGCTCGCTCCCATGCCCCTCCTCTACGCCGCGGCTCTGCTGGCGGCTCTCTCGACGTGCGCGCAGGCCGCCGCGCCGCGCCACCATCGCCCCCGCGCCGTGTCCGTCCCCGTCTTCATCGAGGGCGTCGGCACGGTGTGGATCTCCGCCCGCCCGGCCCGCGCCCGGCACTGACCCCTCGCCTCGGAGCCAGAGATGACCGCAAGCTTGGATCGCAAAGCCTTCTTCGCAGCCGTGCGCCGATCACCCTTCGCCGGACTGAGCCAAGCCCAGGTCGACGGCCTGAACGCCATGCTCGACATGGCGCCGCCGCTGATGCCGACGCTGGATCTCGCCTACAGCCTCGGGACCACGCATCACGAGACCGGCGGCGCCATGGCGCCGCGGATCGAGAACCTGAACTACACGAGCGCAGCCCGGATTCGCGCGGTGTGGCCCTCGCGGTTTGCGTCAGAAGCTGCAGCGGCTCCCTACGTCCGCAACCCGCAGGCGCTCGCGAACAAGGTCTACGGCGGCCGGATGGGCAACACCCAGCCGAACGACGGCTGGGACTTCCGCGGCATGGGCCTCGTCCAGTCCACCGGGCGGGACAACGCCCGCCGCGCGACGAAGCGGCTGCGCGAGCTCGGCTACCTGACCGCGGATCAGGACCTCGAGCAGACCCCGACCCTGATGCTCAACCCCGACATCGCCGCGGCCATGCTGTTCGTCGGCCTGTCCGAGGGCTGGTACACGGGCAAGAAGCTCTCGGACTATTTTGGCGGCGGCCGGGACAACCCGGTCGGCGCCCGCGCTATGGTCAATGCCGATGTGAACGGCGCCGCGGTTGCCGTCCTGCATCGCGCCTTCCTCAATGCACTCCAGAGCGCCGGGCACGTCCCCGGTGGAGTGGCGGCGGCCGTGCCCATCCCGCCGGTCGAGACGGCGCCTCTGCCTCCAGCGGCAGTCGCGCCCACGCCCCCGGGCCCTCCCGCACCATCCCAGCCCGCCTCCTCTGGCGGGCTTTCTTCTGCCCCCGCCCCGGCGCCGCTCGGCCCGGTCGTGCAGACCGGCGGCTTCTGGGCCGCCCTGAAATCCCTCTTCACCAAGAAGGCAGCCTGATCATGGAATGGCAGAGCATTGCGGGTCAGCTCGCGCAGATCGGGCTCCCCGCCCTCGGTACGCTGTTCGGTGGCCCGCTCGGCGGCACGATCGGCGGCCTCGTCGGCAAGGGCGTAGCTGCTGCGCTCGGCGTCGAACCAACCCCGCAGGCCGTTTCCAGCGCCATCGCCGCCGACCCGAGCGCCGCAGCCGTGAAACTGGCGCAGATCGAGGCCGAGACCAAGGCGAACGAGGCGCAACTGGCGGACATCGCCAACGCCCGGGCGACGACGGTGCAACTCGCAACCGTCGGCAGCAACATCGCGTGGGGCGCTCCGGTGGTCTCGGTCGTGGTCACGATCGGGTTCTTCGGGATCATGTTCATGCTGTTCTTCGTCCGGGCGGAGATGCCCCAGAGCGTGTTCCAGCTCCTGTCGGTGATGATGGGTATCCTGGCCACGGCCTTCGGAGCGGTCGTCCAGTACTGGACCGGGTCGTCCGACAGCAGCCGGCGCAACGGCGACGCCATCCGCGAGGTGGCGCGGAGCGCTGCGGTCCCCGGCCCGGCGCAGATCGCGGCCACCGTCGCCCAGGCCGTGAAGCGCTGACCCCGTCGCCGAACCGATGAGCCATCATGCCCCCCACGAAAAAGCCGCCGGACCCGGCTGCCGTCGCCCCGCGGGTTACCGCGGACGCGGCGGCGGAGGCGATCAAGAAGCGTCTCCCCGCCGACGGCTCCGGGCTCGGCCCGGTCGGCGAGGAGGTTGTCGCCAAGCTGCTCGACGACAGCGAGCAGGAGGAGGTCGAGCAGCGTCTGTTCATGCGCTTCACGCCGGGCTGGCGGAAGACCATCCGCTGGTTCGACGACGACCGGCTGACAGCGCTCCAGGAGCTGGTCGAGGATCACCGCGAGCGGAAGGCCATCCGCAAGCTGTGGCGGCGCTTCTACAAGGTGGCCTGCCTCGTCGTCCCGGTCATCTTCGCCTGGGCGCAGGGCTTCTTCGATAAGGCTCTGCCGCTGCTGCGCGAGGCCCTGAAGCTCCTCAACGTCAAGGGAGGCGGATCGTGACCGTTCGCACCTTCGATCGCTGGCTGAACCGGACGCTGCACGTGGCTGGCGGGATCGCGTTTCTGTTCCTCGCCTCTCTCCTGTCCTTCACCGCCGGGGATTGGCGCTGGCCCTACGTCGTCCAATCAATCGACGTCGTGACGGATCGAGTACCGCGTGGTGGGACGCTTACGGTGATCGCGGTCCGGACCTACCTCGACGACTGCGACCTGTTCTTCGCGCGGCAGATCGAGAGCGTTGCGAATCCCGGCGAGCCGCCGATCATCCTGCCGGAGGAGCGGACGAGCACGCCGTGGCGCTTCAACGGACGCGGGCAGGCGATCCACATCGCCATTCCATTCGACATGGCGTGCGGCTCCGCTCAGATCCGAACCAAGCCGTCGGCTGCCTGCAACTGGGTCCAACGTCATATCTGGCGGCAGCACGCGCGCGACGCCCTGACCCCATTCGAGGTCCCGTGCGAACCCGCCCCTAACTGACTGGCGGGGAGTTGTGCTTGTTCAACTCTTCATGTCGCATGTAGATCAGGCCATGATAGTATAGCTGGGCCCCTTCCTCCGGCGCATCCACGTACCTGATGCCGCCTTCTTCAATGCAATATCTGTCGATCGGATATCTCCCAGGCAGATCGGAGTAGTTGGAGCCCAGGGCAGCGTAATCGACGCGCGGTAACTGGAACCCTTCGCCGAATATGTGGCGGATCATCTGCTCGATAGCTACTCGAAACAGATCCGTGGTCGGGTGGTTCTGAACGAACAGAAGCTCGCGATCCAGCATGTTCTGTTCGATATAGTCGGCGATCTTGATGTCCAGCCCGGCTTCGCGGTCGCGGAGCATTTCCAGGCTTTGACGCATGCGGTTTTTCATGTCGAAGAACATGTCGCCGCTGTCGTAAATCTTGATGACATCCTGTGCGGTCGCGCCGTCAGACAGGTAGGCGTCAATCGCTGCGGTGTTCTTTGCAGATCCTTCATGGTACATCGGCCACAGGCCGTTGTTATAAATGTACGGCATGGAGATTTGCACAGCAGATATCTTTAGTCGATTGAGGATATTATCGCTCTCTCCAAACGTGCTGTAGATCCCATGCCCTTCGCCAAGGGGCTGATAAATAAATATGTCAGCGTCCGCGAGTGCTTCAAACAGATGATCGTTCGGCTCTTGCCCAGATATGATCTTGTAATTCTCAAAGTTATTGATCTGAAGCGTGTCGCCCATCCCCGATATGATCGGAAGGAGCTTCTTGACCGCGATGCCTTGGCAATTCGCGTAAACTACGACTTTCATGCCCGCCGACCGCTTGCCCTGCTGGACGGCTTATAGACGTAGAGTTGTGGCGCTCAAAGGTCCTTGGACGGGCCTTCTGGCGGCAGGAGGTTGCGCTGTCGCGCAAAGGCAACAACTTCCTCTCCAGTCATCGGCCCGCTCCGGTCTATGTGCCACAGCTTCGAGCCTGCCGGCGCCCCCGGAAGGACGTGATGTCCGGCCGCCGCCAACGCCATCCTTGCATTGACCAGCTCATCGCTGGCGCCAGACGAACCTGAAGTTGCTGTGCTATTTTCCAACTTAGTCAATCCACGGTTGAGGACCGCATGTCTCTACGCAGGCGATCACGGCGACGACAAGTCTTGTCGATTAAATTTGCCGTGATGCTTCGCCCAGGTTGCTTGATTGTGCGATCGTACAACCACCGATACACAGGCGGCGCCGAACCTGATGCCCGAGAGATGGGCCGCTCTGCCTCTTGAACTCAATGCGCCAGCGGCAGCCCGGACGCGGCGCTCCATGCCTTTGCCCGGCCCCACGCGGCGGCAAGCGCCTCGATCGCCTCGTCCCGGGTCGCGGCCTCGCCATTGAGCGGCCGGACGCCCGTCGCCTCATGCCCGCGCTGGCAGCCGGTGCAGCTCCACATCCAGACGCCATCCTGCGGGCCGCCGTGGATTCGCCGGATGCGGCCGACATGCTGGCCGGCATCCTCGGCGACGAAATCGTGGTGCGTGTCAGGAAAGGTGCGGCGCCACGTGAAGGGCAT